GCGGGCCGTTCCCCAATCAACCGGGCGGCGGCTACTACGGACAGCCCCCGTGGTGGCTACGGGGACGACTCAAGAACATGCCCGAGCAACCGTTCCAACAACGGCAGACAAACACGGGCGGGATTCCTCTGTACGGCAACGGTCCCATCGCAGCGCCGACGCCGCTGGCTCAAGGCGTGGCGGGCGACGGGCAATATCTTCTCCAGCCCAATCACAAGTTCAATCGGTTAGGCCGCCAGCACACATACCCACGCTACGGCTTCTAGGAGACGACTGTGCCCATCACGCGAGTCTACACGCCTGACGCCACGCTGGCCGGCGGCATTGCCGCTGACACGGGACGCGGCAATCTCCTGCGCGAACTCCAGCAACTCAACCGCGAGGCGCAACTGCGCTACGCGCAGCTTGGCGAATCGCAGCGGCAGTATGACCTCGGGCTGGCGGCCCGCTTGCAGCAGAGCGGACTTGATCGCCAGTTCGGCTACGACCAGATGGCCCAGCGAGCCGACCAGTTCCAGCAAGGCTTGCAGGCCGACGTGTACGCCAAAGAACTTGGCATCATGGGCGGATTGGCCCAGCAAGACATGCAGAATCAGGGCTACGCCGCCTACCAGCAGCAAGCCACGCAGCGGAACGCCGACACGCAATTGGCGCAAATCGCCAAACTCCGGCAGACGCAGCAGTTTGAGAAGGCGATGGCCGACCGCGAGGCGATATTGGATTATCAGCGGAACGGCAAGCTGACCGAGCAAGGGATGCAGGCGGCGATCCAAGGCTGGGAGCAACAGAACGGGATGGCGTGGGGGCTGCCGGATCAACTGGCGAATCAGGAGAACGACGCGGCGCAGCAACAGCGATTGGCGAATCTCGCCAATATGGTGAGAGAACCAGACACAGGAGCGCCAGTTCTATCTGTCGATGCCATCTCGTCATATCTGGAAGCGGGTGGAGAGATTAAAGACGTTCCCAGGATTCAGAAGGACTTACTGACGGCCTCGCTCAAGGCCAAGAAGGACGAGTGGGATAGGACAACTGGATTCAATGAAGATGTGCGAAAGAACGATGCCCACATTGCCGACCTAGCACGCAATGACGATATGGCGTCGCAGAGGATTCAGCAGGAAGCCGTTAAGTTTGCACGCTCACAAGCCTATGCAGCCATGAAGGCCGTCAACGATGCTCGCATTGCGTTTGGCAGAGAAGTTCAGAAGTGGAATACCAGCATTGCCGCCGCTGAAACCAAGGCCCGCGTTGATGGCACGCCGCGCGGACCTATGCCAGCCATGCCGCTTGAAAGCGACTTTGTAACGCCATCACTCTTGAAGATGCAGGCGGAAGCCGAGGCGCGGGTGGCGCAGCTTGATGGAAGTCAGCAGCCGACTGGCGGATCCAAGAGAATCAACACACAAGCCGAGTATGACGCCCTCGCTCCCGGCGAAGAATACATTGACGCCCAAACCGGTACTCGCGGCAGGAAGCAGTAATGGCACAGGGCGACCGCTTTGGAGGCATGATTCTCGACGCGCCGCCAGCCGCGTCTGGCCGCGATCGGTTTGGTGGAATTGTACTTGATGCCACATCCCCATCGTCAGAAGAATCATTTGGTGGTGCGCCTGTCGAAGTCGCCGCACCGCCAGCGCCGCAATCATTCGGAGGCGGTGCGGATGTCGCTGAGCCGCCAAAGCCTGCCGATCCGATGGCCGGCATGGATGACTGGTACGCTGGCCTCTTGGCGAAGAACAATGCCATGCGTGAAGCGGGCGTTGATATTTACAAGCACAACATGGATTTAGTCGGACAGGCGGCGGCCGAAGAGGGCAACGCCCTAACCAATTCATTTCCAGCCCAGACAATTGCTGGCGCGGGTAAGGCCATCGGCCACACGGTTGGTGGGGCGGTTGGTTCGCTACTCGCCGAGGTTGGTTTTCCAGGAGCCAGAGAAACCGTCGAGCAAATGCAATCGACGGGCCGCGCCAACGCCGCCAAGCGGGAGTATCTCAATCAGGGCAGCGCCGTCAAGAACACAATTCAAGATGGCGTGGACATGCTGGCTACGTCGATCTATGGTGCGGCGGTTGGCGGCGGCACACTCAGTGGCATGGCGGCGTTCTTCGGCGGCACGACGGCGGCTAATCATGTCGCACAAGCCCGCGCCCAAGGAACATCCGCGACGGACGCCTACCTGCAAGGCGCCGCACACGGACTTGTTGATGCCGCGTGGACGATTGCCGGTGGAAAGATATTCGGGGCAGGACTCTCGAAACTCGTCGGTGCTGAGGGGGACAACATTGTTGGTAAGTTGGCGCAGAAGGTTGCCGAAAAATACAAACTCCCAGCGTGGCCCGCGAAGATTGCCGGTGGAGCTACTGGGCAACTGGCCCAAGGCGAAGGGCAGGCCATTTCGCAGTACATGGTAGGCGTTGCTGGCGGCGAGCATGAGTACAACGGCGATGAACTTCTAGCACAGATGAAGGCCATCGCCGGGCCATCCGTTCTAGCTGGCGCCGCTGGTCCTGCCGTCCACGCCTTCATGGGCAAGGTGGTCGATACCATATCGAAGCGAATGGAGGAACTGCCGCGTTCAGTCCAAGAGAAGATCGGCGCGTTCGCCGAACATCCATCCCGCTCAACCGCCAGGGCGGCCGGCGTCGATGAGATTGCCAAGACGGACAAAGAGCGACGGGCACTGGCGGAAGCGATTAAGGAATCTCCGATACACCAGGAAGTTGCCAGAATTAGCGAGATAGTTAAGCGCGCGGTGCCAAATGCCAAGGTCGATATAACACAACACCCAGAAGGCGGTTTCATTCTCAAGTTTCCTGCCGGTGATGTTCGGCTTGTTGAAGAACACAAGATTGCAACGTCCGAGCAAGGCATTGCCTACAACCTAAAAAATTACGGTCTAGATGACACGCCCGAAAACAGAAAGGTATTTGAGGACGTTCAGGGGTCGTATGAAACGGGGCGCGGTGCTCTTATTGCAAAAGACGGAACTCGATATGACGGGTTGGGGCTCATTCGGATCAAGCAGCAGATGGCTGATGGGCGCACGCAACACGATGTTTTGCGGCATGAATTAGTTCATCTTGCAACTCGCACCGGATTATTTACTCACGCTGAACTCCTGAAACTTACAGACAAGTACCTAAGGCCTGGAAAGCGCCGACCACAAACTGGATTGGAGATTGAGGAGTTCGCCGCGCAAGCAACCGAGGCCTGGGGTGGTAATCGTGGTTTGCTTTCGCGTATTGATGATTGGATAGATAGACTGCTCGAACTTGTCGGCGTTCGCCCCAAGGGCGCCGTCAATGTGCAAAATGACCTATTCACTGGAAATCGCCTAAATCAACAACGAGCGGATAGTGGGAATGTATTGCCGCCTCCTCTGCCAGTCACAGAATCCCCCACAGCCCCCGTAGCGGCCCCGCCCGTGGAGGCAGTCCAACCGACCGTCCAGCCAGTTGAATCTCCGCAGCCGCCGTCTGCGACTGTCGGCGCACGCCCAGAGCCGCCCGTTGAGCCGCCAGCGATAACGGAACCGCCGCCGTCCACCGACAACCTGACCGCCGCCAAGCGTGCTTTCGTGGACCGGGACCGGTCCTTGCTGGGCCTGGAGGAAATCCCCGACGCCGAGACGCAAGGCTGGGCCGAGAATCTCCTGAACGCCAAACGGGACGGCATCCCCGAAAGTGCCTTGGGATTGGCTAACGAAGTCCTCGACAAGCCACGGGCGTTTACTCCCGACGAGACGGCTGGCGTCGTGATTCGCATGGCGGAACTTAAGAACAAACACGCCGCCTTGACTGAGCGGATTAAGGCCGCCAAGGAACCGACGCGAGCCGACACTGGGGAACTGAATCAGGTCGAAACCGACCTCGACACACTCACTCGCGCCACCCGTGCGAGTGGAACCGAAAAGGGTCGGGCGCTGGCCGCCCAGAAACTCACGATCAACCAGGACTACGACCTCGCCTCCGTTGTCACGCGGGCCAAGATTGCCAAGGGGACTGCGCCAACTCCCGAGGAACGCGCCAAACTGGCGTCGCTCACCAACAAGGGCGAGCGTGCCAAGAAGCGGCTGGAGTCGCTCGATAAGAAAGACAAGAAGGTCAAGCACCGCGAAGTCTCGCGGATTAAGAGCGCCGTCGCGTCAATCCGCAAGCAACTTGGTCTCGATGAAATCTCGGAAGCGAACGCCGCCGTGCCGGGCCTGACGGACAAGAACCGGGCGGAACTCGACGTGATCCGCGAGAAGCTCCGCGAGGCCGAGAACTCATTGGACAAGGACTTAATCAGCCCCGAGCGCGTTCACAACCGCCCGTCCGAAATCGAAGTCTCCAATCTCGACGATGCGATTGGCGCCGTGCGCAAGGTCATCAACGAGCGCAAGGGGATTCGCAGTTCCGCAGAGGTTGAGCAAAAGAAGATCGCGGCCCTGCAAAAGAAGCTGGATGACATCAATAACCGCGTCGAGAACCGCGACGTATCGCCGCAGCAGCGGTCACGACTTGCCGACGTAGCCAGCCAGGAACGCGCCAGACTGAATCAGGAAATCGCCACGTCCAACGACGCGCTCGCAGAGATTCGTCGCACCGTCGCGTTGGAGAAGCGATTGGCCGCCGCGCAAGAAACGCTGCGGAAGATTCAGTCCGGCGAGATTACCAAGTTGCCCAGCCACGGCAAGCACGCCGACGTGATGAGCGAGCAGCGGACCAAGCTCAACTACGATCTCGACAAGACGCATCAAGAGATTCGCCACGCCATCGACGCGCTCAAGCCCAAGACTCTTTGGGGAATACTCGGCGACGTTAAAGACGTAAGCATGGGCCTGATTACGTCAACGGACTTATCGGCTGTGTTGCGCCAGTCGAAGTATTCACTATGGAGTCACCCGCTCATTGCGGCACAAAACCTCAAGCCCATGTTGCGTTCGTTCGCGTCAGATCGCGCGGACTACGCGATTGAGAAAGAGATTCTGTCGCGGCCCAACGCCCGCCTCTACGATCTTGGCATGACGATCCTCAGACGCGATATGCCATTGGAATCGCGCGAGGAATTTGTGGCGTCGGAGTTTCTTAAGAAAGTGCCGCTTGTGGCTGGATCGCAGCGGGCCTACAGGACGTACATCAATCTCATGCGAGCGGACACGTTCGACGCGCTTGCCGACATTCAAGGCGGCAAAATGGGATTGTCTTACGACCAGTACAAAATGCTCGGCCATGCTATCAACGTCGGCACCGGACGCGGAACGCTCAGGGCGGCCGACAAACACATGCACAGCGCCGGACTCGTTCTATTTGCCCCGCGGTTCCTGCTTAGCCGCATTCAGTACGAACTTGGCGAACCGTTCTGGCGCAGCGACCGCACGATCAAGAAGATCGTTGCTAAAGAATACGCCCGTTCGATGCTCGGGGCGGCGATGTGGTACGGCCTCTATGGACTGGCGTTCGGCAACCGCGACGACTTCTCGATCACGCTCGACCCGCGCTCTTCCGACTTCGGCAAGATTCGACTTGGCCGTACGCGCATTGATCCGCTCGCAGGCATCTCGCAACTGACTCGATTTGCGATCCGCATGTTCTCCAGCAAAACCGTCGATGAGCGTGGGCGTGTGAAGAAGATGTCGCCCTATGACAAGCTGCAAGAGGAAGTGCGGTTCGCTCGCGGTAAGTCGTCACCGCTCTTGAGTTCTCTGATTAACTTGTCAACGGGTTCTGATATTAGCAACCGGCCCGTCAATGTCACTTCGCTTGAAGGCGGCTGGAATCTAGGCGCTGGACTCGTCGCGCCCATCAACACCCGCGACATTCTGAACATCTACAAGGAGCAGGGCATCCCGACCGGCACGGCCCTATCGATACTCAACACGTTCGGAGAAGGCGTGCAGATATACGACAAGAAAAAGAAATAACACCCCGGCCGGGCAGGCCACGCGGCCAGTCTGCGAGAGTTTTGGAGCGTAATGCGTCTCTCGGCAGGCCAAAATCGCCCCGGCCGGGGATTTTCTAGTGAATCTTGACGACCGGGCCGTCCACCCAAGCGTCGATGTTCGGTGTGTTGGCCGCTTCCATCGACAGCTTGAAGAACATGCCCGGTGCGATGAACACATGCAGCAGGTTTTCGGAGCCGTCAGTGAACACCTGCGCCGTGGGCGTTCCCGTCTCGTTCTTCACGACATGGGCGTTGAAGGTGCCGTCGCGGATCGGGCAACTCAACAGCGATAAGTCGCTGGCGTGAAAGCCGTTGGCGTTCGTGGAACCCTCGCGGAGATAGAGGGTGAACCAGTTGCCGACGCACTCCCACACGCGAGAAGTCTCGCCAGTGAGCAGGTCCGTCTTGCCGCTGGTGGCGGTGGATTTCGGGATGGGGAGCATGGCTTAGTTTCCTATCAAGAGAATGAGCCGGCGATCGTAGGCGGACAGGCCGGCGGGAAATGCCGCGGACAAACCAGTGCCAGAAGTCGAGATAGCCGCGACTGGTCCGGCTTGAGTCGAGTACGCGGGAGCGCTCGCACCATCACCGTTGGTGGCAATGACGCTGAGCCGCAGCATGAGTCCGAGTTGCGCAGCAGCCACGGTAAGGTTGATCGACGTAGCGCCGCCAATGCTCGCCCACTCGTCAACAACGATCTCGCCGTCGTCCGTAACAATGCTGCCGTTGTCGTAGACTGGTTCAGCGGACTGCCATTGGTAGGCGTAACTGAGCGGCGCGCCGGTCCACGAACCATTGGCGCCGGAAAGCAACTGCCCCACGACAGGGCTGCCGGTGAATGTCGGAACGGACGTGTTGGTAGGGATTGCCACATCTAAAAGCTGAGGACGATGAGCCGGGAGTCCGCCGCCGCGAGTCCGCCGTGGAGCGAAGCGCTGACTCCGCCCGGCATGGCGCCGCCCGGCGAGCCGGCGGCAACGACGGTAATCGTAAACGCCTGATCTTTCGTCAACGCCCCCTGATCTGTGAATCGCACGGTCACGGCATAGGATGCCTGCGCGCCAATGTCGAGCACGCCGTCATCCAAGAGGAGCAGCCAGTCATCCTGAGGATTATCTGTGGTAAAGTTCGCCTGATCCGCCCCGCCGATAATTGAGAACGTGCCGGTTGCCCCTGGGTCGGGGTCCGTGAAGGAAAGCGTCCCAACGATGTAGCCGCCCGTGGTATCCGTGGCGTTGGGGACGGTGGTATTCGACAGCAGCACAGCCGTTGGCGCTTGGTTCCCGCCGACAGTTCCGTAGAGCGACTCTTGCAGTACGGTGAGTCCACCGCCGCCCAGGACGCTTGCCTCTTGTGGATTCCAGACGAGCAACATGGCTAGTCTTTCGGCTGGGTAATAATTGTGATGTTGGTCGCGTCAGCGCCGGTCGCCGTGAACTTCAGTGCGACCGTATCGGCGTTCAAGTCCGTTGTAGCGAGCGTGATCTTGTACCAGCCGTTTGCAACCTCCGCAACCGAGTTGGCGCATGATGCGAACGCCGCACCGTCCAAACTGCGCGTCGCAGTAACGGTCAGGCCGGTCGCTGGAGCGTGATTGGTCGAATCCCGCATGACAAACGGGAACGCGGCAAGCTGCGTGTTCTTCTGGATGCGAACTCCGTCGAGCACACCGTCAATGGTCGATGTGATGCCCGCGGCAATGTCCGCCGAGATGGAAGCGCCGACGGGGGCGCCGATTCTCGCGTAGGCGTCGCCCGTCTGTGCCGTATGGCCCGTGAGCGTCGTCACCGTGGGAATCACATTGCCCGTGCCCGCGTAGCCCGTTCCGTCAAAGAACGATTCCGCATTGTCGGCGGCCGTCGCATCGGTGCTAAGTTGCACCACGTTGACGCCAACCTGGGCTGATGTTGTGGACAGCGCGCTGCCGCCCATGTTGACCACGTTGACTCCGATCTGAGCGGACGACGTAGACAAGGCACTGCCGGCTACGCGAGTGAGATTGGCGGCCAGGGCGTTGTTCGCGACGGAAACCGTGCCAAGGTCGCCGAGGTACTTGCCGGCCGTGCTGGCCGTTGTGTGGCCGCTCAAGTCCTCGTCCCATACCGCGTCGGCAATGTCGCCGCTCGTCAGTACGCCGCCCGCGGGAATGATTGCGAACGTCGAGGTATTGTCGGGGTTCGTCGCCCAGTTCGGGCTGATCGTAGCCACCTTGGTCGAGCCGTTGTAGGCCGAGCAAATTCTGTTCTGACCGACGCCCGTACCGCCCGTGAGGTAGATGCCGGCGCCCTTGTAGAAGTCGGTCGTGGCGCTGGCTGAGGCATCCAGGGTGATCGTGCCCGCCGCTCCAGCCTGCGCTGTGTTGCTGCGGATCGACTGGAGGCCGGTGTCGGCGGCGAACGTGGCGCGGTCGATGGCGCCGTCGGCGACGACTGTTGCGGTGATGGCCCCTGATCCAAACTTGGCCGACGTGAGCGAGGCGTCGGTGATAGTGACCGTGCCGCTCGAAAGGCTGACCTGACCAGTTCCCGTACCGCTCGACAAGAGTACGCTTGTGCCGAGGTCGCGGGCTGTCTGAGTTGTGCCAGCTACTTTGATAACGTCAACGCGACCGTTCGAGTCCACCGACAGCGTGGAGAAGTTGGCGGGCGTGGGGAAGATGACAGCCGGAGCACCAAGCACCTTGATGTTCGCCGTGGACGACTTGGCAGACACGAGCAAAGTATCCGCGTTCGTCTCGGCCTGGGCGGCGTCGAACACGTAGTATCCCGGCGCGTTGGTCGCATCAACTTCTGTGGCGGACGTATCGGACAGGACCGTGGCGCTGCCAAAGTCCTTAGCAACGTAGGCGGTGATTTGCGCGGCGTCCGAAACTTTTGGTACATTGGTAGTGGCGTCAAAGGCGAACACGTAAAACTTTTGACTTGCTACATTACGGAACATAGAATTGTCCTATGAAAAAGACTCATGGGCTTTCCAGGCACCCGCTTTACAAAATCTGGGATCAGATGCGCAGGCGATGTACGGACAAGGAGCATCCGTATTACCGCTGGTATGGCGGGCGCGGCATTTCTGTATGTCAGCGATGGATGGATTCCGTCGCTTCGTTCGTTGAGGATATGTCTCCACGGCCAGACGGAATGACGCTGGAAAGGATTGACAATGACCTTGGCTACAGTCCCGATAATTGCCGCTGGGCGACAAGGGCCGAACAGGCTAAGAACCGCGCGCCGATTGGCTTTTACCTTTCGCCAACGGCTAGGGCTAAATGGAAAAGAGAGCTTGTTGCGAGACTTAAGGCACAAGGAAAGCGACCGCATCCAGAACGACGGCTCAAGCCGCAAAAGTGTCCTATCTGCGGGGTAATGTTTGTGCGCCATGCCGGATACAAGGAACAAATTCACTGTAATAGGGCGTGTTATTTCGCCGGCAAACGCGAAAAGTTTGTTTCGGAAAATACGCGCCGATGCGCCAATTGCGGACAAGAGTTTGTTCCCGCAAGGCAGAAAAGCACCCAGGCAACTTGCTCCACAAGTTGCGCCGCTAAATACAGTTGGTCGCAGCGAAATAATCACTAAGGCTGCCTCGCAACATGCGTGCGGTAGAAGTAGGGGGTGAATACGGAACCGCCGGCGGTAGCCCGAAAACTGGCAATCGCCTCGGCATGTGAGCTGCCGCCAGTCCAAGACCACGTTGGATTTGTAGCCGCAGCCGTGGTCTGAATTGAATAGGCGATGCCGCTGGTATAGCCGGCGCCAGGGGAGGAAACAGTCGCATGGGCGCTATAATCGCCATCTACAACTAATGATGTGCCGTTTGTCACGGCGCCCGTTACGGCAACGCAATTATTTTCTGACGGCGTGATCGAACCGGGCTGCCCCGACGTGGCGCTTGAGTCGCTGGCGTTGCCGTTTTGCTGACTGTCGTAAGCACTTGCGCCGCTGAAGGCGGACATGGAAACGGACGGGTACACTCCCGTTCCCGACATCTGAAACGTGTGACCGCTTCCAACAGTTGGAGCGAGACAGTAATAAAGCCGGATAGCCGGATCAGTGGCGGTCGGGTGGTCAGTGAGCGCGGTCCACGTATTGCCTTTGCTGTCCGAAACTGTTACTCCAGTTCCGCCCTGATAGCGCGCCACCGCCAGTACAATCAGATTCGCGCCTGTCGTGTCTACGGCGCTCGTCGTGACCGTCGCACTATCAGCTCCGGCCGCGCTTGTCGAAATTACGTGAGCAATGGCCATATATCTTACGGCGACAGGATAATGGTGCGAGTGGCGTCAGTCGAAAGCGAGTAATTCAAGTCTGAGTTTGTGGCATAGCCGCTCTTGCTTGCGGAAATATCAAATGGGTTGTGGTCAACGCTGGACGCCGATGTACCGTTGTGCATCCAAGAAATGCGCGGACACGTCGCAGCCGTCGTGAGTCCGCTGGAGTCCGTGCTGCCGCTAAATACGGTCACACCCTGGTTATTCAGGATCGTCACCGAAGCGTCGCTAATGTCCGCCGGGGCGCTTGTTGTGACGTGCGTGGTGATGCGATTGGCGAAATCAACTTCTTGTCCTGTTGGCGGCGTGGAACCGCCTGGATCGCCCCACTGGATCGCCTCCGTGGCGCCGCCGGAGTAGGTCGTCGTCACCATTGTGAGCTTGTCGCACACGTCGTTCCACGCGCCGATGCGGTACGAATCAAAATCAAGCGACTGATCGCCGTCGCTGCTGCTGATAATTTCCGTGTCGTACATCGTCACCGGCCCAATGGTCATGCCGTAGGCGTCGTTATCGCCAATTAGGACGGCGATGTGATTTGTCTCCAGCGTGTTGTTTGTAATATCGCCTTCGGTGTACGCATTTCCTCCCTGCGATGTTATGCACAAGGAGACTGCCTCGTTTTGCGTACCACTGATGCTTTCTGAGTTGAGGACAATCGCCTTGAAAGTGTTGTTGTGGATGTGGTATTGGCTGGCGCTTGTCTGCGAATTGGAGGTTCCGATGCGCGCAGCGAAAGCAGCCCAGACCCACTGATCGGCGTCGGCTGTTGAGCCGTCCGCTGAATCTGTCTCGGCGTAGAAGTAGTTGCCGATGATTTTTATATTCTGGTGCGGGTCGTCGTAATAGCGAATTCGCAGCGCCGTCGCCTCAAGCGACGTGCGGGGGAATTCGATGTTCTGCCGCTCGCGGGCTTCGATGTAATTGCCGTCGCCGGGCTCCAATGAATCCGGGTCGTTCGGCGCCCCAGGGTCGCCCCACCACTCGTTAATGCTGTTTGCATCAGTCTCGTCTGCCGAGCCAATCGTCAGGCTTGAGCAAGCGGTGTCGCCGTACTCGTCGATGAGGATGCCGCGTCCATTGGCCGCAACGATCTTGTTGCGGCGACACGTCGAATTGCTCAAGCCGCAGCAGATAATGCCGTACCCGTCCGTTCCTAAGCTGTACCAGTCGATGATGTTGTTCTCTTCAATTAACACATTGTCGATTGGAGTTGCTCCAGCAGTCCCGATGCTAATGCAGGTCCAGCCTGATCCGGAAATGTGGCAGCCCCTAATAATTAAATCGCCCTCGGCATTGGCACAATCAATCACTGCGAGAGCAACTGTGCGGTGCTGGATTCCCTCTTGATCGCCAGTGCATGTGACCTGCTGCGCCAAAGTGCCTGCCATGCAATAGCGGGAATAGATTGATGAGCACTCCATCCCGTTCGTTGCGAGTGTGTAACTGCCAACTGCGCTGACCTTGGCGGCGAAGCCATAGAGTGCATGGCTTCGATGGCTGCGTCCCGCCTGAATGACGCCTCCACTTCCTACGGTGTCGGCCAAAGTAAAGTCGCTGCCAGCGTTGATGGTGTAGCCAATCAGTTGCTCCGGGGCACTTGCAGACCCATCCTCAATCGAATCGCCCCACTGATCGTACATGTCCGCTGTTGCCCAGATGCCAACGCATCCAGAGCGGCGCAGCGTCGCAAAGTCGAGGTCGATATAGGCAGCAGCGGGAAGGTTGGGCGTAATCTTGATCTTAACCGACGTTGCATCTCCCACCTGATGATTCCACGTTACACGCGCAGCGAATCCTAAGTTGGCGTTGTTGCTGACCTGCGAGGCGTAGACGGTCGATGGCGTGGTGGCGTCAACGATGGCGATTGTCACGCTTGTACTATCAGATCCTTTGCAAAACACGCACGCCTGATATTGTTGATTTGTATTCGGCAGCGTAATCGCATCCGACAGGATATACTCGCCGGCGCCTGTATAGCCGGTGGCGCGCATCACCCACGAACCAAACAGGCCGACCGTTGTACGGGCTGTGCGCAGGATATGCGATCCACTCGCTGACCAATTGGCCGCCAAAGTCGCGCTGCCGCCTGCCGTCTCAAAGCCCGTGTTGCTCATCGTTGGCTGCGCGGCGTTGTCGTAGGTGATCGTGTGGCCGTCCAAATCAACGGCGACGTTGGCCGCCGCGACGATGAGCGCCGTGCTGTCGCAGGTCACGTCTGACGTGAGCGTGTACTTGCGGTTTGCTGTCGCCAGCGACAGCGGAAATGTGTCGCCGCTGCTGATATTTGCCGTGGAAGTGTGGCAAACAATGCGCACCGAGGTTGTGTCGGAACCGGCGCTATTGGTCGCCGTGACCTTGACCGTCGTTCCGCCTGTTGACGCCGTGCCAGTGATCTCGCCCGTGCTGCTGTTGATGCTTGCCCAGCCGGGCAGGCCGGAGGCGGTCCACGTAACTCCCGTTCCCTGCGTCAATGTGGGAGTGAAGCTTAGCGCACCGCCATTAGCCACAAACTGAGCGTTGGCCGCCGTAATAATCGGGGCGTCGGTTGCCGGCGTCGGGATGACGGAGTAGCCGCGGATCATGCGGGCGTATAGGTAAGCGTAGTTGGAGCGGCATCGCCAGTCCGCGACTGGTCGGTATCTGCAAAGAACTGGCCCGCGTACTTACAGCAGTTGCGATAGCGGAAATCGCTGCGGCCAGTGTTTCCGGTGGCAGCACCAAGGGCTAGGCTTGCGACTCCATTGCGGAACCGCACGCCGTTGGCAATCACGTTGGGCGTAAAAGTGTCGCCGTCAGTCACCGCAATTGTGCGAATGCAGTTGTTGTAATGACCTGATCCGCCAAATTCTAGAATGGAAGCAGCGCGGAGCGTGGCCCACACTTCTGTTGCGTAGAACGCATCGAGGTTTAAGCTACGCACTTTGATATACGTCGCGGTATTAAAAAGATGAGGGCCGCCGTCAGCCGTAATCTCAAATAACGCGCCGCCGTTCGCCGCTGAATCGACGGCCATGATTCCAATGTCAAACGAAGGGCCGCTTGCTGACTGCAAATCACATTTGAGAAATAGTTTTGGGATTTCGTGCGACACAAAATCAATCTGCCAATCTCCACCAAACGCCGAGTGCATGGCAATTTGATTCGGGTCGTCCGCAAGATCACCATAGGACACGTAGCGCCCGAACCAATTGTTGACCGTTTGATTTCCTAGTCCGTAGAAGCCCTTATTACAGTACGCTGCGCCACAGCTTTGGATGCTCAGTCCGTTGGAGTTAATGTCTGTTGCATCGACGCCCTGCTGGATTCCGATATTGCAGAGCGATGTGTGGAGCGCATCAATACGCGCGCCGTCAGCGCCTCGATTACCTAATGTGTTTTCAGTAAACCAAACGCCGATGTCAGCGAAATTACTGCTGTCAGCAATGAGTTGCCCCCGCGATGCGGCAGCGTTGTAGTAGCCTTGGATGCTGAGTGTTCCTGTAATTTCCACTCCCGTAGACCCTAGGAATTGGAGCATTGCTCCCGATCCGCTAAGCCGGCACAGGCGGGCAGGACAACCGCCGACGTTGGTTCCGCTGGTTGGGTTTAGATACTCTGCTTCGCCGCGCACGTCAGTGGCGCCGCCACCGGCAAAAATTGTGTATCCGGTGCGCGTCGGAAACACAATCTCGCCAGCATCAATCCCATAGGGCTTGCCGGGGATATAAAGCCCACGAAATTCCGTGATGCCGTAGGCGTCAATCCAGTCCTGTAGCGCTGAAGTGCTGTTGTATCCCGCTGAGTCGTAGAGCGAGACGGCCCCATAGTCCTCAATCGACACCATGACGTTTGAGTAGAGCGGCAATACATCTCTGAACTGGCTCATTTCGCTTCCGCCTCAGCATCCGCCCGCTGCAATTCCTTCGCCGCGATGCGTTCGAGTTTCGCCTTCTCCGCAGCCGCCTGCTGCTCAATCGAATCGGTCAACGAGTCCGCCACTCGGTCGAGTTGCTTCACGAGCGGCGCCAAGTCTGTCCGTAGTTCCCGCTGCTCATCGACCGAAGTGTTGACCGCCGTGGCCAGGTCGTCCATCGCGTCGGCCGCCTTGACCATTGCCGCCGTAGATTCCTTGATCGTGGTGCGTTGAAACTCGCCGTTGGTTGACCCCTCGGCCATCATGTACTTGACCAGCCAGATGCCGACGACGACCGCAAAGCCGCCGCCCATCATGAGCTTGACCCAATCGGCCTTGGCGGTTTTCACAGCGGGCGTTTCGTCGGGTTCGCTCATCGGCCAACCCCCGCGCTCAGTTGTTTGATCGCTTGCTCCAACCCAATGATGGCGTCCGTGTTCTTGTCGATCGCTTCCATCTTCGTCTCGACGACTTTTTGCAGCGATGTGATCATCGCCCCGTTGTTCTGCACAAGCTCCCGCGTGGTGGACAGGCTCTCGCTGAGTTGCGTGGTCACGAACGTGGTGAATTGCGACTCGCGTAGCATGGAGGCGTTCATCTGCTCGCGGCCGATCCACAGCAGCACCAACGCCACCGTGATTGGGAAACCGACGGTCTTGACGAACTCCACGCCGATTCCCCACACCATGCCTTTCGCTTCGTCGGTCATTGCGGTGGCCTCACAAGTGGTTTAAGGCTGGCCGACTGTCGGCGAGAGTTCTGGATTCCGACAGCCGGCCGCCAGCGTGAACTAAAGCCGCGGTGCGTTGGGGTTCGGGCAGTTGCCGTCTGGACACAATGGCGTCGTCGCCGTGGCGACCTGGGGGCAATCCGGGCAGGCTGGCGCCGCAGCAGGTGCGGAGCAACTCGCCGCTTCGCCGCAGCCGGCATGGCGAGCCAGCCGACGCGACAACCGGGCCTCTTGCCGGGCATGACGCCGTTCGACGCGAGCGGCGCGCCACGGGAGCCAGGTGCGGTGACTGCCGGCGCACGAGGCGTGCTCAGCGGCAGCCGAACAACCGGATGCGTGCTCCGCGTTGGCTTCGGGAGCCGCGAGGGCGAGGCCGGTGATAGTTAGCAAGGACAACAGGGTCAGTGTGACTATGCGGGACATAACTAAACTCCGTGGTTAATCGGCAATCCAAACGCGGCGGTACGTACAGCCGCGCGACGTACAAAACTTCCGAGTCTCCCAATGGCCGGCAGCCTTCACTGACGTGCCGCGAACAACGTAGGCTTCCCGCACGCGCCCCTCGTGGGCGTCGCTCCCAAGGGCGGTCAACTGCGATTGACTAAGCGTGTTCAACCACGTCCGATTGAAGTGCTCATGCGCGTGGTGGCCGCGAGGGTCCGCGAGGTGGGCTGCGGTGATTTGGCCGCCGTTGTATTGCCAGTGCGATCCGCTGACGGAGCGGTTAGGGTAGGCGGGCCACTTGGGAGCGGCCTTGATAACGACCGGCACCGGCGGGGTAGGTTCCTGCACGCTCGCGGTATCATCGTGTTTCGCGGGCGTTACCGGCGCCGGCAGGGCGGGGCTTGTACTCCCCGCCTGTTCGATCTTGAGCCGCAAAGCAAGCTGATACTGGTAGTCCGGCTCGGCGCTCAGCGAGTAGGCCGCCAGCGACAGCACGAGCAGCAGCGCCGCGAGTGCGATGGCCTTGAGGCGGTTTGCGTTTTGCATGGCGGGCCTCACGTAATCACGACGCGCGGAACAACCGCATCATCAGGAGTTGCCTTGCTGCGAACGAGCAAAGCGTGGCCATCGTCTCCGTAATCGGTGCCCCACGAATTGTCGATGTCTGTGAGAATGTCACTCTGCGGGTCGCTGCCACGAATCGCCAACGCACACGCCGTCACTTCATGCGACCACCACGAAAGTCCAATGGCGACGGGGAATCCTAATAACAAGCAACTGCAAAGCTGCTGGAAATTATTCGGCTTGAGTTCCCACCACTCATCGACGATGTACTTCTTGCGCTCGGCACGGCTCTCGGCGGTGTCGTACTGCTTCTTGATGGCGTTCGCCGGCCACATCGACTGCGGAGCGACGCCGTTCTCCGTCATGTAGAGCAAACCCTGCGAACCCCAGCCGCCGACGTTGCGATAGTTTTTGATGATGGCTCCGACGCTAGCCGGCGAAAGTGCAACGTGCGGCTCGCCATGAATGGCTCGCACGTAATGGATGCACTGGACGGGGGCGTTGATCCAGCAATAGTTGGTTCCATTTTGGTCGAGCGACTTGAAGCCAGACAGTTGCTTGTGGTCCTTGGGCCATCGCTTCTGCTCGGTCATGTCCTTGATGCGTTCGGGCATTTCCGCCCAGTCGATGAGCGGCAGCGGAAACGGAGCGGCGAACACGCCTTCGGGGAATAGGTTGTAATCCCGACGCATGTAGCCGGTGCTCAATCCCTGTGGCGTCTTGGCGCCAGGATCGTAGCGGCTCACCGCTTCGTCGATGATGAATCGGCCCTGAATGTCTGACACGTAGGTCATTGCTCAAACCTCCGAATCAGTGCCAACGTGTCGTCAATCGAAGCCGGCAGCGGTCCCTCGAATCCGCCCGTGCCGTTGCTGACAATGATCCACGGCAGCGAAGTCCGCGGGCGGGAGCGGGCCGCCGACCACAGCGGGTCAGCGATTGGCGGGTCGTCGTCGTACTGGCGGAACTGCCCGCCCTTCGCCTTCACCTCGGCGGGGATGAGCGTGGATTGCAGTGCGGCAAGTTGCCCCTGTGGGATCTTGTTGCGGTCGTCGGTTTCTTCGATGATGAGGACGTGCAATCCAGCAACCGGGATTGGCGCCGGACCTGGGGTTGGGCTGGGCGACTTCGCCAACTCATCCGCGATCTTGACTAGTTCGGTCGCCAGCTTCGCCGGATCGCTCACCACGGGGCCTAGACGTCGATGAAGTTCTTTCACGGCGTCGTCGCTTAGCACGATGCCCTGGCCAGCCACGGCCGCGTTGTGCTCAGTCCAGAAGTCGCCGGGCGGCAATAGCGTGGCCATCGCCCGGTACAGCACCGCGAGCTTCGTGGCCGTCTCGCCGGTCACAAGCTGCGAAATCGGCGTGGGCGGCGTCGGCGGATCCGGCTCGCCAAACTTCACCGTCTGCTGAACCAGCACCGGCGTCTCGTCAATCACTCCGAAGATGGCCACGGTGTGCTGGCCGGCGAGCGCCGTCACGACGGCTGAGCGGCCGTTGACTGGGCGGAAGTGCGCGGGGTCCGCCTTGCCGTCGAACAGCCACCGGACGTTGACCTTGCTGCCGTTGGTCTTGAGGCTGATCGGCACGAACGTGCCCGGCTCGGCAACTTCTGGCGCCACAATCTCGGCGGTGATTTCCGGCGCGGGCTGCGGCTCGGGTGCTGGCTCTTGGGCGAGCACCGAGTTGGTCGCGTCGCACGGTACGATGGCCGACACGCCGGCGATGCCCGCCAGCCACAGGGCGAGATAGATTCCGGCGGCGGTGTGGATCGCTCGGCGGTCAGACATGGATTACTCCGCGGTGCTGCAAAGTTCCCGCAACACATCCGCAAGGTCTGCCGCCTTCTCTTGCCGTGCCGTGCTCAGCGTCGAGTACACCGGGCACGCCGCAGCGGCATCCGGGCTGGCGCCGAACGTCATCGTGAGCCGCTCGCGCAGGGCCTTGAGGTTGTCGAGCTTCTCGCGGACGAACGCATCGACCTGCGAGCCGATGGCTTCCGCTTGAGCCAGGATGGCTTCGATTTCCGCGATGGCGTAATCAAGGGCGGCGAGTACGGCTTTCATCGGGCGGGTTCCTTGATTGAAATGCGGGCCGCGAGATTCCGAGAGAGGGGAGGCGTCGCAATCAGCACGGCCCGCGGAGGGTCAGCTTTTCTTCATGAACAGCGGCAGCAGCAGATTCAGAATCGTCACGAGAAACTTGGTGAAGGCTTCCCAGTCAATCGCGCCCACCTTGTTGCGCTTGCCGAACTTGGCGAGAAACTTGCCGGCGACTTCCTCTTGTTCCTCGCTCGATAGCGCGTCGAACTTCTTGAGGTTGCGTTTCGAGAGCTTGGCGCGGATGCGCTTGACCGCTTCTTTTTCTTCGGCGGACGTGAATGTCTGCTTCGCCATGCGTGCCTCGGGGTTAGGTTGTGGAACGCAGCGAATCCTCAACCGTCTGCGTGCGCGTCACCAACTCGTCGAGGCTGGCGCCGAGCGTCGCCGCTTGTTCGGCCGACAGCCCGCCCTCAAGCTGCGTGCGGATGTCTGCGATGAGCGTGCCGATGCGGGCCACTTCATCAGCCTGCTCGGTGAGGTTGGTTTGGATCGCGGAGAGTTTGGCGTTCAAGTCGTCGAGCGCGGCCATGATTGTCTCCAGTCCGGGAATGTGGACGTGAATGTGAAAATGCTTGGGCATGAGTGCCAACGAAAAAAAGGCGAGACAAACTCCGTAGAGTTCATCTCGCCTATGCGGCGGCAGTCCTGCCGGACGTTTAAGTTGTAAAGAGCCAGCGCCAACGCCCCCTAGCTGCCGTAGCAGACCTGGACCAAAGCCAGAGCCCTGACATAATCGGGGGTTTCAGGAACGCGACGCTGGCCGCGATTCATCACGCGGTCATTGTACGTGTCGATTCCCGCGTTCGTCAAACCTACGCCGCTTGACTCGGCTTTTGACGCTCTTGCCAACCTTCTGGACGCGGTAGTAATCCCGCCCCCGCTGTGTGAACAGGTAGCGGGCCAAGCTCCGCTCCGGGCACAGCAGGAACTCGCCCTGCGGGACGTGGACGGTCACTCCGGCTTGGTGGTCGGGCATGAAGCCTCCTGCTGCGGTTGAACGTCCCTGAGATACCAGCCCACGCCACCGTCATCGAATTCGCGTTTCTCGTAGTCGCCGCTGACTTCCACGACGCAGTGCGGGCGGTCGGCGGGGTCGCTCATGCCGTAGCCTCCATCAATCTCCGTCCGATCCACTCGGCGACTTGGGGAACGACGGCGTTGCCGAGTCCTCGCAGTCGGTGTGTCCTTGAGGGAACCCCATTAGCCACTCGCAGAACGTCGGATTCAGATACCATCCGATGAACTGAGGGGCGGCCGTTCCAACTGACGCAACAAGCATCGTTCCGTGGAGGCCATCGCGCTCGCTCGGGCATTGCTGGCGAATCATCTTGTGGTCCTGGCTTGCCGTTGGCGTAGGCCACAACGAAGATTCGTTGCCGTGTATGGGGCGCTCCCAACTGAGAGGCTGATACAGGCGCCCACTCTGCATCGAACCCGCAAGCGGCAAGGTCTCCAAGCACCTTTGTGAGTCCTCGATAAGTAATCTCTGTCGTGTTCTCAACGACGACGTAGCGTGGTCGAATAAAGCGAACCACCCTGGCAAACTCCACCCAAAGACCGGAGCGCGCATCTTCCAGGCCAGCAGCTGCGTGGTTGGCACGAGAGATTCCCTGGCACGGGAACCCTCCGCAGATAACGTCAACTCGCCAGTCGTCGGCATCGGTGGGGGGGAAGGTTCTAACGTCATCGTGGCGCCTCACGTTCGGCCAATGCTTCGCCAGCACGCGCTGGCAATACGGGTCAATCTCAACCTGCCACTTGCACTCCATGCCGGCTCGCTCAAGTCCTAAGTCGAAGCCACCAATACCGGCGAACAAGCTCCCGAACGTCATGCTTGCCTCACTGAGTAGATTCTCTCCCGCCCCATCCTGCCCGTGGTGTGCGCGTGCAACACAACCGCCGGCGGCCCTTCGTAACGCCGCTTCCGCTCTTCATTCCACGACTCGCGGAACTGCTCGCACATCGCCGCGATTTCTTCCGGCGTCGGGTCGATGTTGGTTTGATGGCCGCACGGGCAACCGAGGTCCGGGTCTTTGGGGACATGGTAGCCGGCGGCTCGCAAGCGTTTCTTCGCATCCCTACACGCTTGACTGCTGATGCCCAACGTGGCGGCGGTTTTCGCGGTGCTGTACTGATTCAATTTCAGCGCGTCCAGTAGTCTTTCGCGGTAGGAGTTCATGCGTTCCTCTACAATTGTCCTTGTGAAAGCCGCTTCAATTCACGAATACCAACCAACAAATCGCGCCGCAAAAAATCTCCGATACCTTGGTGCAGGGCAATGAGGCGTTCGATGTGCTGCCAGTCGATTTCGCTTGCTTCTCTATCTGCCCGAGGTTTGCGCGTTCGATATGCCTTTCGGTGAACGACCAGAAAGGCGTTGTCGCGTTGCCTTGTGTCGCTGGATAGTACGTGGCGCACGACCGAATCGTCAACCTTGAGTTCCTTGGCGATGGCGGACGGTCTGAATCCGAAGCGGCGTTTAGCGAGGATGGCACGCCTTGTACTTGAGGCAATCTTAGTCATCGTCCACGCATCCCACTTACGTTGTGGCGGCGTAAACAACCGCCGCAATAAAGTTCGCGTCGTCGTCAACTTTCGGATGGCTCACGTCCACCACCGCGTCCGTCTCGTGTTCCACGCCCTCGTCGAGCGACAGTACGGCGGTGGGAATCAAACCCGATTTCTTACGCCATGTGTGCAGCCGACAGACGGCGCCGGGAATCTCCAGCGTGCCGCCGGGCGGGCGCGAAACCGGGTCCGCGAGGAACAGGTTAGCCACTGACTGAAAGGGGAGTACATCAGCCAGTTTACACCATGCCCACGATCCCCACGAATGCGCCGCTCCCACAATCGGGTCGCCTGTTGCGGCAAGCTCCGTGGCAAGGTGGTACGCAAACGACTTGTCCTCGAATTGCTTGTAACTGTACACGCGCACGTCGGCGTCCGGCTGCTTGGCTAGGATGCCGTTGCGAATCTTGCGCATCCCATTTGAGATTCGCGCGGGCTGCTTGTAACCCGTGATCAACACCGTGACGCTCACTCGGCGGCCTCCTTCGCAGTGGTGGCGAGCAACTCTCGTAAGCGGTCGCGGATTGCCAAAAACGTCTCCAGTGCTCCCTTTTGCACTTCGCTGTACGGAGTCTTGAAGAACAAACTTTTCTCATTGAGCATGTCCATGAGCTTCTGTGCCGCTTCTGCTTTTGGCTTCGCCTCCCTCAACTCAGCTTCCAGCGCGGCGATGCGAGCGGTGTAGCCCTTGAGTGATTTTGCCTGACGGTCTATCTCTTCCCTCAGTCGCTCGCACTCCGCTGACGTGGGAGCGGGTACGGGAATGGATGAGCCTTCGTAGCCAGTTGGAACAGCACGCCAACCGGCGCACTCCGCTGGCGTGACGGCGGGGGTGTCGAGTATCTTTCGCTTCCGCATGGCATCCCCAAGTTCTGGAATCCCGTCGTAGTTCCAATTCAACTCTTCCATCATTTCAGACGCCAGTATCAGGTACTTGTCGGCGGTCGTTGGTTCGGTGGTCATGGTGACTCCTTGGTTTGCCATCACGCCCCTCCCTGCGAGAGAGCGGCTGATAGCCTGTCGTGAAGTTGCTCGAACATCTTGCAGTTGAGCGTCGGGAGAACTTCCTTCACCGCCGCCCGCAGCTTGTCGCGCTCGGCGGTGACTGCGGCGAGTTGGTCGGTGAGGTCGCGGATTTTGTAACGCTGCTGGCACCACTCGTCGTAGAGATCGTCTCTATAGGGCATCGGGCGGCTCCTGGCGGTTGATGGTCATGTGGTGACAGCGCCCAACTAACGCGACGTTCTCTTCCCGCAGTGCGTCGCGCTCGGCCGTCACTGCGGCGAGGGTGCGTTTGAGTTCGCGGACCTCCGTTGCTTGCTTGCAGCCGATAGACTGCGCGCACAAGTCCCAGCCGCCGCCCTGTCTTGCCGTGAACAAGCTCCCGTTAGAACACCTGCGCTCGTACTGAAATGCCGTGTACTCAAATTCGCCGCCGCACTTCGGGCAGTTCTCAGCCATCGCTCGCGCCTCCTAGTTCGGAAATGATCACGTCCGCGAATCCGTCGCCGCCAACGTCCACTGGCAGGCGACGCACAATCAACTCGTCAACCTGCCGGTCGTTCTCGAATGCGATGCCCTCCAGCGAATCGAGCACCGCCTTAACGCGATTGTCGATGTCCGTGTTGCGCGTCTGATTGGGCGACGCGAGTTCAATCTGCACGCCGATGCGGCCCTTGAGCGGAACCATTTCAACCTGCACTTCGCATGTCAGTTTGACGAACTCTTTGAACTCACGCCCCGACTTGGAGAGGTACATCCCCTTTGGCCCACTTCGATAGTAGGTGTTAACGGTCGGCGGGTAGTCGAGTCGGATGGCGTAGTTCACGGCTCGCGTCCTTGGGTGGGGGCGGTCAAACTAGCGGCGGAAGGATGGCCAGCGGGTTGTCCGATTTCCTCCTCTCGCGTACAATTAGGATGCTCTGCTACGCTGACTGTCCATCTCAAATTGCGGCCACGAATCAAAGCCGCCTGGCGTTGGGCGTCAGTCCAGCAGAGCAAGCCAGGCGGCTTTTCTTGCGCCTGGATGGCATCGAAGCCAACGGCAACCACGACGATCGCCGAAGCGGCCGAGGCGAAAGCACAGCCCGCAAGAATCGTCAACCAACCAGTAGCCCCCGGCGCAAGGTGACGACGAACGGCGGCGGGTACATGGGCGCTGGCGTCGTGGGTGAAATCCAGCAGCGACGAAAAATTAAGTGCTGGGCGGTAGCGAGGGCGAAGGGCGGTGACGCACTTTCCCATCTTGCCGCGTCGGCCCCCTCGTGGGGTCGATGCGCTCAGGCTCGGACGATAACGCCCATCTGCCCTCCACCGCCGCCTTCTGGGGTGTGAAAAACAAAATCGCGCGCATCCAGTGGGAGTTCTCATGTGGTCGCCTCCGCGGAAAGCTGCCTCGAGGGAATCACCACCGAGTCCTCGGCTGCGTGGTAATCTCGCCCCATTCGTTTGGCAGATTCGATGAGGGCAGTTCGGAAAAACGCCCACCGGTTCTCGAGCGGAGTTCTGCGGGCCTGCATACTCGAGAGAATCTTACCCAGCCACTCGAGGTCAAATGCGTAGTGGGCAACAGCCGCCGCCCGGATGCACAGCTCGAGGTCGGCCGGCCGGAGTTTTTTTGCGGTGATGCCGGGGTCGCCGCTAACGACTCGAGCAATTCGCTCTCGAGTCGGTGCCGATTCACGCCAACGGGTTGAGCCAAGAACGATCCGGTCCCCTCCAGGCTCCAAGCAAATCTCGGCCGGCCGAACGTCCGACCGATCCGCCGTCCGTTCGGTTCGGTTTGGTTCGGGTAGGTTCGGTTCGGTTCGGTCGTGCGGGGGATCGGCGGATACATCCCGAGATGCATCTCCCGATGCAGACTTAGGTACATCTCCGTAGCAGGGCAAAAACTCGAGCTTCATTGACTTCAGTTTGCTGCGAACCCAACGCTCGCAATGGTCGGGCCAGTCGTGGATTATCAGGCGATGCATCTCGTCCTCATCGAGCCATACAGCTCCGACTAGAGCGGCTACAAATGCATCTGGGTCATCTGTCCATTCGCAAGCTCGAGCTATCGACCCGTTGGACCATTTACCAATATCGCCCTGCACAGCCACTTCGGTCGTCCAGTCCCACAGCAGCGTCAGAATGCCCAGTGCTCGAGCACGGTCTATCCCTAGCCTCGAGGCGAGGTCGAAAGTCTTGGGATGCCGTAGAGTCTCCCGCTTCATGCCAATCGCTCCGTCGTGCTAGTTGAGGCCGCACAGCGCCGCCAGCCGGTGCTCGGGCTGGTGTCCCTAGCGCCGTGCCCTAGCGCCGTGCCCTAATGTTCCTAATCGCCATCTCGCAACGTAAAGCCCGTTTCACTTCCCGCGGTCGCAAGTCTCCGCACACGAGCCTGTATCGCTCACGCTTCAACGCCTCTTCGGCTTCCTTGCTGCAATCCATGTCCGGGTCCGTGGGCGACAGCACCGCCGCGTTGACAAAGCGTGCGGGCTCGGTGGCGGCTTTAATCTTGGCTAGGTTCGCGTTCATGTCAGTCCTCGAAATCTTCGCGTAAGTCGTCGCGGCGGTGGTTCATTCGTCCTCCAAGTCCATCATGTCGATGGCGCAGTTGCCGCAGATTCCACCGGCAGCTTCGTGGCTGTGGAGCTTCGTGCCGCAGCGTTCGCACAGCCCCCAGTCTCCGTCCTCGTAGCCCTCGTCGTCGGGGATGGGGTCGCCCCAAGCGTCTAGTTCGTCGTCGGGCATGGGGCGTCCTCCGCTTTTGGTTTGCCGCGTCTACTTTTCTTTGGCGGCATCTCCGGCAGCGACGCGAACATTTCATCGAGTTGGCGAAGGATCGGAATGAGGTTGTTCAATTGCATTCCGCACGCCTTGTTCGGGTATCGCTTCTCGAACACCTTCACGATGCCGCAGAACACTTCTAGGTCGATGCCTTCGTTCATCCCTCCCCTCCCGCCGACAGTGCGGCCTTGAGCTTGTTGATTGCGACGTATGTGGCATGAGCAGACGGGTGAACCGAGAATTGGGCTACCACAGACTTCGCCGCCTCCAGCAGCTTGTCGCGCTGCTTGAGGTCCGCGAGCAGCGAGCGAGCTAAGTCAACGTGCTGCGTGAACGTATCCATGCAGACGGCGTCGCAGACGGCGATGTGATGCTTGAGAATTTCTGCGTTCGTCATGGCTCTACTCCTGGGGCTCGCCAATGAGCGTGTACATGGTCGTGCCGGGCCTGTCTGACTTTACCGCTTTGTTCTCGATGACGTAGCCGGCACGCCGTAAATCGCTGACCCTTGCCCGACCATTCAGGCCAGCAAATTCCGGCAGTTCGTAGTTGAACAGTGGACGCAGCCTAAGCACGTCCAGCAGCCGCTTGCAGTCGCCGTCAAACTTGGCTCGCTGCTTGGCGGGGCCGGTGGCGATGGGCTGGTGCAGGGGCTGGCAATGTCGCGGCAGCGCTTCGGAGAACATATCGAGTTGGTTCATCGCAGCGCCCACCACGTCACGAGGCACACGCCTACAATCGCCGCCAGCAGCCCACGCTCCAGCCACGGGCACGCAACCCACCCCGGCCCCGCCGGCGCCGGCGGGTCGGAAAGCGCAGCCCCCGGCGTCCGTGCGGGTCTCCATGTCGGGGATGCTGCGATAGGTTCCTGCGCCGCCGCTTCCTCGGCGTCGTATCGGCCGAACCATTCAGCCACTCGTGATTGGGCGACAACCGCCGCGTACACCGGCAGGCTCTTGTGACGAACAGCCTCGGCAAGCATCTCGCCGAGTTCTTGGATGTCGTCGAACCACAGCGCCCACTTCTTGAAGCCGCAGTCGATGACGCAGCAGTGGTGCGTATCGTCGTCGAACAGGTAGCGTTCCCAGACGATTTCGACGCCCTGGGGAGTGCGGGTCGCGCTCATGGCAAGCCTCCGTGAATCCGTTGCCAAAAGATTCCTGCCGGCTCGCGTACCTGCGCGCCGGTCTGCGATGGCTAATTCACTTCCACTCCTGCACTGGCAGGTCCATCATGTCGGGTTCGTCGAATAACTCGCCGCTTGTGGCTGGCGTATCGTCCACGACTTCGCCTTCCACGACGGCGTCCGTTTGCATTAGCGTCTCCAGGTCCGTCGGCGCTTGCGTCGCCCCGTCAACAAATACCGGCGACGCGCCATCCGCCGGCAGGTCGTCAGCCTCGTCCGTCGATAGCACGCCGCACAGCACGTCCGGGAAGGCATCACGCAACGCGAACGCACGGGCACGGGCTTTGAGCATCCGGCCGGGGTGCTGCTTGTAGAGGTCCTTGCCAGACAGGCCCGCACGCTGGGCATCCTTCCACGAGAAGCGACACAGCGAAGGCGTCGGGCGTCCTAGTCGTTTCACTTCGCAGACCGCCGCCAGCGTCTCTAGCTTGTCCGGGTTGCCCTCCAGTGATTCCTTGATGTCAACGAGAAACCCGCTCGCCTGCGCCACCGCCAGCATCCCATCGCCGTACAGGGCAGGACGCCCGTTGATTACCATGACAGACGCCATCGCCTGCATCGGTCGCAGTCCGAGCTCAGCGCCGTACTGGAGCGCCACAAGAATCTGTTCACGCGTCTTGAGTCCACGCGGAGCCACGCCGCTCGCTGAGATTGCCCCAGCGAATCGCCACATCGCGTCCATGTCGCCGAGCACAAGCCCGCGTTGCCCGGCATTGACGAGTTTCTGTTGCGGTTGCGTCACCGCCAATTGCCCGCCGTTATTCGAGGTCGCCATGAATTTCCTTAGCCTTTCGAGTAAACCGCCGCGAACCGTTCTTGCCCGCCCAGGCGAAACCATCGCCTGTTGGCAGCCGTCCCAATTCGTTCTCGCCCATCACCGCTTTCACGCGGTTCTTGATTTCGTTCTGGTGTCGTTCAGCCGCCGCGATGAACTTTGATATTCGGTCGTAGCGTGCGCCGATGCCGTCGAACTCAACCGGCAGGTCAACCACCTTGCGGCGACTCGCCATGAACTGCTTGGCCAGCGCCTGTGAAGTCGCGTGCGACCAGTCCGGCGGCGGCGCTTCCTTGGTTAAAACATGCTGTTCCCAAAACGCCTTGCACTTGGCGATATGCCGCCGTGCGAAGTTCGGCGACAGATGCATCTCGTGGTGCTTAAATTGCGTGCTGTTAATCAGGACCGCGATGTATGCACGCTCGACGCCAACGCAGAGCATCGCGTGCTGGAGTTGTGTTTGGTACGCGAGCGGGATGCGTGTCTTCCACTCGTCCGCAGCGCCAAAGCCTGCCGTCTTGAGTTCGACAATTGCCGAGCCATCGTAGGTCAGTCGGTCTGGCGTGCAGCCCATGCACTCGACTTCGCGGTGCCGATAAACGGCGAAGTCGCCGGGGTCATAGACCTCAACGCCAGTCGCCTCGTGGAACAGTTCAGTAATCAGCGGCTCCAGGGCGTGACCGATGCGTTGCAGGATGTCCGATTCCTCTTGCTCCAGCGGCGTCACCTTGTGATACCAGCACGCATAGGGCGATGAATAACCGGAGACGCCCCAGATAGCCGCGGCATCGCTCGCGCCGATGAACGACTGACGAGCGCGACGCCACGCATCTCGCGTCGTGTAGACGGCTGTTGGTTGCGTGATGAATAAGGTGCTCATGGCTCTACTGCGGGTTGGCGAGGGCGAGGGCGTGTTCGGCGTTGGCTACAGTTTGCGGGTCAGGCAAGAACAACACCGCGTCAGGGTCGTACTGGTAGTCGCGGATTTGTTTCACAAGTGCTTGGCACGCGGCGTACAGGGCTGGGGCGGCTTTGCACATTTCGGCGGGCGGGAATTCTGCTCGCAGCAGATTGAACACGGTCCCCATGCCATGCTTGAATGCGTCGCGTGCTTCCTTCTCGTGGTGGCCGCCGCTGTAGGTCAACTGGCAGCCTTCGTCATAATCGTCCCACGACTTAGGAGGCGGGAATCCAACGCAAGACACTTGGCTAAACTTCGGTTCGCTCATCGCTGCACCTTGGTGCGTTTAGGTGGGATTGTCAGGGCCATCTCAACCGACATTCGCCGCAGCCTTCGTATCAGTGCTGCGTTGGACATGCCAACCTTTTTAGCCCAATCCAATTGGCACATCGTTATGCCGCCATAAGTAAGCATCACCGTTTTTCTAGTGTTGCGCTTTTGCTGAAACTCAGTCGCCCACCGACAGTTGCCGGGTTCGTAGTTACCGTCGTTATCAATGCGGTCGATAGAGTGCTTACTGGTAGGACGCGGCCCCATGTCAGACTCAAAGTCTGCTGAAGAATTCCGCCACCGATCGCAAACAACAATGCCCCTGCCTCCATAGTCCTTGAACCATTTGTCTTTTGGGTTGTGGCATCTAGATACCATTGCCCACCAAATCGACTGAATGTATCTGCCCTTAACTGGATTCCCTTCCTGTCGTCGCCTTTCACGATATTCACGCTGCCTTCTGTTGTAGTAATCCCTGTTCTTCTGGCACCACGCTTTCAATCGCTTGCGTGAACACTCCTTGCACGAACCCTTCTTTCCGTTCTTATTGTTCGAGGCATTTCCGAACTCTTCAAATGGAAGTAATTGCTTGCATGAAATACAAACCTTGCTAAGACACGCTTCCATTGAGATGATCCTTCGACCTACTGAACGCGAGAAAACACTTCCGCCAACGCACACCCGACGTGCGCCACAATCTCGTCCAGGTCGCCGCCGTCTCGCGTCAACACGAAACACGGCCGGACCATAATCTCCTTGCGGTCGCAGAACGGAACGGTCTCGACGCGCTCCACCTGCACGATCTGACCGGCGAGCTTGACGCCGGACCCCATCACGGCTCGGCGAATGGCGTACGTAATCGCCGCTTCAATGTCAGCACAGAGCGAGTCGTATCCGTCGTTCGGCTCGTGCGTGACGCCTGGCGGGTAGTTGGAGAAGTTCGCGGGGAATCCGGTGCTCATGCGTGCCTCGTGTTAGTTGCGTTTAGACCCGTTGCGTTTGTCACAACGCACATGCGAGGAGCCACACATCTCGCCGACCTGCGAGGAGTCCCGCATCTCGCCGACATGCGAGGAGCCCCACATCTTGCCGACCTGCGAGGAGTCCAACATCTCGCCGACCTGCGAGGAGCCCAACATCTCGCCGACCTGCGAGGAGTCCCACATCTTGCCGACCTGCGAGGAGCCCCACATCTTGCCGACCTGCGAGGAGTCCCACATCTCGCCGACCTGCGAGGAGCCCAACATCTCGCCGACCTGCGAGGAGCCCCGCATCTCGCCGACATGCGAGGAGCCCCACATCTCGCCGACCTGCGAGGAGTCCCACATCTTGCCGACCTGCGAGGAGCCCCGCATCTCGCCGACATGCGAGGAGCCCAACATCTTGCCGACCTGCGAGGAGTCCAACATCACATGGATGCGCGCCGCTTTGGCGACGTTGATCTTGATTCCCTTGCCAACGATCCAGAAACCGCCCAGCACGAAATCGCGGTCCTCGGCGATGATGATTTGCGTCACGATCCGCCGCATGTTCTTTTCGACGCCCTCTTGCACGTCGGCCCACCATGATGGGGCCACGTCGTCGACGATCAGCTTGTACTTGTCTACTTCGTCGAGTTCATGCGCCGCCGGCGGGGAGAATTCCACGCGACACCACGAGCGAAGTTCTGGATTCTCATCGATGAGGCATAAGTGTCGGATGAGGTCACTGTGCGAGTGCGTGTACTCGGGGAGACACGTTACGTCGCCGTTCTTGAATGCGATGCCGCTGAGAAAATTACACATGAGTGCCTCGAATAAAATCCCCGCCGCTCCACAAGAGCGGCTGCCTGGCTCGCTGCCCTGATAACAGCGAGGGGCGGGGGGGTGGGTTGTAAATGCCGCGGGGGATCGGAGCCGAGAGTTGTTGTCACGCAGCCCTGGCAGAACGACCCCCGCGCGGCGGGATTTAGTGTGCGTTGCTGGTCGGGCGGCGTGACATGCCCGTATTGTATCGAGTCGAATTCTTAGCACAACACTACGCTATAAGTTGTGGTGCGTGGCGACAAACCGCCCCAAGCGCTTCGGCGTCCACATCAGCCCCTTGGGCGTGGTGATGCCGGCCCCATTGAGGTACTCGCAAATCCCTTCCGGCGAGCGGCCGTTTTGTTCCACGACTGCTAGCACGCTGCGAATGTGGGCCTGTTCCTCGGGTACTTCAACGCGCACGCCGGCCTTAATCGTCCACCCATATCGCTGCTCGCCGAATGTGCGATAGCCCAGTTGCGCGACGATATGCGCGTTGGCCGCTTTGACGCGCTCGCCTGTTTGATCGGATTCGAGCTGCGCCAGCACGCCAAGAATTCCGAAGAATGCCCGGCCCATTGCGGTGGTCGTATCAAAATCCTCGGTCGCGCTGGCGAAGTGCGCCCGGTGCTCCTCAAGCTCAGCGGCAATGTTGCATAGGTCGCGGGTCGAGCGCGCTAGCCGAGAGACGGAATAGAACACCAGCACGCCACGACACGCACAGACGCCGGCTAGTGCTGCCTTGAGTCCTGGCCGGTTGTGCATCCGGCGCCCGCTCACTGGGTCGCCGTGGACCCCTTGGATGATCCACCCCTTGCGCTCGCAGAGTTCACGGCATTTCATCTCCTGAAAGCCGGAGTCGTCGCCATCTGCGAAGCTCACGCCATTCTCGGCCTGGCCCTTGGTGCTAACCCTCAAGTAAATGATTGCGTTTCGCATATCGCACCAGTAAAGCGGCCCCGCCCCGCGTCGCTGGCCGCTACAAGCGGCTACGTGCGCGGAGGGGGTCCGCCGGGGACTTGGTTAGGCGGGGGTTTCGTTGAACTCCGCGCACTCTTCGTGTTCGCGTGGGTCGTATTCCTCCCAGTCGTCAGCCATCTGATCTTGGAGAGGGACGCGCATTAGGAGACTGATCGGGTCGTTTTTCCAGTATTTCTTTGCCGGGTCTGATTTGCGTCTGACCGCAGAGCGGACAGCAGATCGCCCGCACGCTTCTCCGAATGTCATGGTCGTTTCCCTTCCAATTGTGATTGATTCCGTACATCCGACAAAACTTGTCAAGCAATCCAGCCGCGTCGGCCAACGCCTCGAACGCGGCGCCAAGCTCTGCCGTGGTCGGCATGTCGCTGTAAATAACATCGACCACGGCGTCAATCCGCTCAAGGATCGTAACCGCCTTGCGTTTCTCGTAGTCGGAAAGTTCCACACTATTCCGGCAGTGGTGTGTGCCGGCTCCAGGTTGTGCAAGCGACTTGACCTTCGTTTCCAATGCGGTCGATGCGGTCGAGCCGCTCATTGATCCACACAATCAGAAAATGCCCTTCTGACGTGTGGTAATGCTTGCGGGCCTCGGTCACAACGGCGTTGTATTTCACGTCGAACACTTCGCTACGGGTCAGGTTCTCGGAATAGTACCCGCACTCGCCGGCCGTGTAGTTCAAGTGCTTCGCGGCCTCGGCGGGCGTAGCGTTTGCGTTAACCTCGGCCTCACCGATGCCGCCAACAACGATGTTTTTCTTTCCCGCTAGTTGCGCCTCGTGCCCATGGCGCAGCCAATTGCCCGGCGTCCAGTGTCGATAGCGAAACTCTGGCCGCGGCTTCATCTGGTAATCGCCAGGATCGCAGAGGCAGTTGTCGCACTTCTCGTGCGTCGCCATAAATACGCATGTCTGGCAACTTCGCGGCGCTGTCTCGTCGATCTTGTCGAGTAGGTCAAGGATTGTCATGTTAGTTTCCCTCCCCTTCAATCGCCTCGGCGAATGTATCGTACTTGCGGTGGTTCTCGTATTTTCCGTCATTGAGTTCAGCAGATACCCAAATGCGTCCGGTGTGCCAGAGGCTTGTGTTTCTGCGACGATACTTGTGCCACCCATTGCCGCGGGACTCATCTGGAAAAGCTAACCATCCGTGTGAAATCGCCGTAATAGTTTCAATGTCGCTGGCGTTCATGGCTCATTTCCCCATTACAAAGCACGTTCGCCGAACTGGCGCCCGCTGGCGATCGGTCGCACAACCTGCGCGGCCGATGCGCCGGGGGGCGATTAGACTTCGCACGGCTCGCCGGTGGCCTTCTCCAGCGCGGCCACTACGTCATCGGCGAAAGCAATTTCCGTCAAGTCGTCCTGATAGGTCGGATCGTTGTAATACTTCCACGCCAATTGCAGCGCGGCCAGCAGTTCCGGCGCGGCTGCGATCAGGCGGGCGTTAGCTTGTGCCTCGGCTTGCGTGCGTTGCCACTCGCATACAGCGTGCTTGTGAAACGCACTGGCCAACATCATCTTGCCATCGTCGGCGCCGATCAGCGTATGCGAGTCTCCGTGTACGCTCCACGGTCCCGGCGTATGTTTCGCGTTCATGGTTCGATTCCCCTAGCACTTAGCGTGTCCGTCAAAGCAACGTCCACTGTCCCCGGGGTCGTGTTGCCACGGCCCCGGAGCTGGGGGCGTTAGATCGTTCCAAATCCTGCTGCGCCGGCCTCATACTCGGCGCGTTCTTCGGCCGGCAAGCAAACCCATTTTTCGTAGTTGCCAACAAATCCCTGTTGATCGCAGGCCCAGCGATAGGCTTGCTTGTCTTTCGTGTACCGGTCGCTCTCTAGATCGCGCTGGATGTCCGCCAAATCGCCCGCGTAAAACTGCCCGTATTCGCTGGTGTTGGGCATGATGGCCGTTACATGCACGTGCTGCCCCTCTGTCTCAATGTCCGTGTTGGGATCGCAGTCGTAGCGATCGGCGAGATACTCGCGGATTTCCTGGTCGATTTTCATGGTAATCCCCTTAAAACAGGTCTAGTTGATTCGGCAGACACGCCATACCCTCGATCAACACTTTTTGTCGCGTTTGATCCCCATTCTCAAACCGCTGGCGCTTGGGCGCGGGCGGATCGTTTCGCAACTCAAATCCCCCACTAAACGCTACGGCGTCATGCGCCAGCGCCAGCCGCACGCTATCGCGGCTCGGATAGTACTCGGTGGTCGCGCCCGTTTCATCGTCGTTGGCGAACCAACCTTCGCGGTTACTGTGAATTGTGACCATGATTTTCCCCTAGAACGGTTGCGGATTGGTGTGGAGCGCGACGCGCGCCCGGCCGGCGAGAACATTCGCCAAAGCCATTGTGTAGAGCGCATCGGTACTCGTGCGCGGCTCATACGGCGCCAGCAGCAGCTCGAATAGCTCGCCGGTTTCCACGTCGGCAAACTCCGGCACGCTGCACCGCACGGCCGAGGCTATTTCGTCGTGGCCGCGAATCACGGTGTAATCGGCGCCCCTGGCCATTCTCGCGCCGAACCGCTTAGAAAAGCCATTCCGCCAAAATGCCGGATGACCCCCAAACGAGCTCCACGCGATCTGCCGCGCCGTTTCCAGATAGTCGCGCTGCGCGCAGTCGTCGGCGCGTAATCGGTCGCGCTCTTCGCACACGTCAGCCCAATTGATTCCCAATGCACGGGCGGCTCGTTTGGCCGCTAGCATTGCCGGATTGTGCGGTCGCGTTGATCCTCGCGCGCCGCGCTTGCGTTTCGTTCGCACGGTAGTTTCCCCTAGTACTTGGTTACGATCCTCGGAGTGAGGGCCGCGACTAAGCGCGCCGAGCCGGAGCTAGGCGCGCTCTGTTGCGGTCCGCTAAGCCAACCGACCGTTGGCGTAAAACCAGTAGTCGTTAGCCTCGCACGAGTCGCGCACTTGTTCATCATCCCCTTGCGATTCATAGTCGCGGCTGCACGCACGCATCCAAGAATCAAAAGCCTCGTCCATCATTTCGCCAAGGTCGATTGTCTCGTCGTCCTCGTCGTCCTCAGGTGCGGGGGGAAGAGGTTGCGCGTAAAGCCATTGCCGCGCGCCGTCAATCGCATCCTCGTCGTGGCAAACGCCCGTGAGCTTGCAGTCGCCATTGCCCTTGAGTGTTTGCGGGTTGTAGCTGCCGAGTTGTTCCATCAACTCCCGCGCTTCGGCATAGCCCATTTCCGGCATATCAAACTTGGCGCTGCTTCGGTTGTAGTCGGCCCAGTCAATCGACCAGTCCGCCAAGCGCCCGCCAAAATGCGCGGCCAGTGCCTTGAGCGAATCCATTGCCTCGCCGGCCCAGTTGTATTCTTCCATGAACATTTCGCGCACCTTATCTTGCGCGCACTCTTCCAATTCATCGAATCGGTATAGCGTTTCGGTTTTCGTTACTTGCTTGGCCATTGTGATTCCCCTAAACACTTTTCTCGGCCCTCGAAATAAGGGCCGCGGCATGCGCCCCCGGCGCTTGGCAAGGGGCGCGAGCCGTAGTGTTACTCCCAAACAATGGCGCCGCTCTCGACGCGCCCGATACGCGCGCCATGGTCGCGCCAGCCAGCCGCATACTCTTCTGGGGAAACGTGGTCCAGGGCGCCCGCGCGTACCTTGCCACGCTGCGACTCGGCGACGGCCAAGAGTCCGCCATAGGGATTCTCGGCCATTGCACCGGCCATGATGGGCGAGACTTCGGGCAGCGCGTCGAGTTCACCTGGTTCAAGGTCCGCCGATACCATCGGCCCCTTAAAGACCCATGAATAGCCCGCGGGAGTCTCGACGGCTTCGCGCTTGTCAATCACGACAGCGCGGGAGTAGTCCGTATTGGCGCGAGGCGCCCAATTGTGCGGTCGATCGTATCCGCTTAACGACGATGGGCCATATTGCAGCGAGCCGCACTTGCGCGAGCAATAATCTTCCGAGTGGCCACCGAGTCCAAACGATACCACGCGGCATACCTGAGTCGTTTCCATTGTCTTTCCCCTTGTACTAGGCTCGGCGTCAGATGGTCGGCCGCTGCTGGGGGGCGCTTGCTAGGCGCCGCCCTACGGGGGTCGATCTAGGCTTGCCATTGCCGACGGATGCCGGCCGCGTATCGGTCCACAATCTCCAGCGCCTTTGCGGGCTCGATGACCCTGACGCGTGCGCCATCGTAATAAATGGCCAATTGCGTCACTTCGCTCCGCACGGCGTAGGAAACGATGCTTTTCGTGCCGTCAAGGACGTGTTCGCGGTCGGCCGTGCCAAACAAGTAGGGGATGCGCTCCCCCTTGCGCGGGTACTGCTCGGCGGGAATGAGCGGCGCGATATGCGTCCCGCAGGATCGCGTGAAGTGGAGAAACGGCACGTCCGGATTGTCGGCAATGAATTTCCGGTCGTGCGTCGTCAAGTCCGCGTGGTAAGCCTCGATATGCGGCAGACACAACGATTCGAGTTGATCGTAAACACTGGCGGATGTGGTCGGCTTGCGTGTGGCGGTTCTCATGGCTTCCCCAATTACTAGGCTCGGCCCCGGTGTGGGCGCCGCATGAATGAAGAATATCGACGCCTAATTGTTGTGTCAACACAACTCTACCACAAATATCTAAGCACTTGACGGAAAGCATTGCCCCACAACAATTACGGCATGGAAAATAATCTAGGAAAAGCTGGTCGGCCCAGGACGGACAGTCCGCTGCGATACAGAAACGTCAGGGTGTCTGATGCCGATTGGGAGCGATACAGGCTGCGAGCGCACGCCGAGGGGATGAGTCTATCGGCGTGGATCAGGGCGGCGCTTGGTCGATCCGCCAGGCGCAAGCGGAAGATCGTTGCCGCGGACCTTGACCAGGGGCAGGGGACTGGCGAATAGTTGGGACGGTGTTTGCCGCGGTGTACTCGACGTTCTAAAGGGTCAATCTCGGCCGCTCGGTGTCGCGTACACAATGCCGGCAACACCAACCGGGCGGCCCTGCGCCGCTACGCCGACAACAGGACTGTCAGCGCACAAATAGGCCATGCTGCAATTGGGCCAGTCCTGCGGGATACGGATGTTGCACCGATGGGCCTGCGGGCAAACAACGCGACGCACAAATGGCCGCCTAGTTGATCCGGCTCGTGTTGTGCCAATTGCACGGCCGGGGATAGACGCAACCAGCCTAGCAACCGCTAGGTCTGACCGGATACGGCTCTACGCTTCCAAGCATGAGTTGCCGGCCGCGCGCCAAGGGCTGGTCGAAAGAATAGGGGAGCAATGCCCGACGATCAACGGATAGGTGTGAGTGAGGCAGGGGTTAGTATCACCAGCCCTGCCTCGCCCAGCTCCCACCACCACGTGCGCCCACAGTCCACCCCCACCCCACCCACCAGCGGGGTAGGGTAGCACATCACAAACGCACAACGCAAGTACATGATGCGTAAGGACATACGCACAGTCTCAACAGCGTAGATCATCGGTTGCGTGCAACTGGGGCCGATCAGGAGTCCCTTTACCTGGTTCGCGTAGTTTTTGGATGCGACCCCGGCGGCTTCGCCAGCGTAGAAGCGTTATTAGTCCCCACACCTCGCTACGCACATTTCCGCAACAACAACAGTGTCAGACAGCCACTCGGATTCCGAACGCCACAGTGAGCCTCCCAGGGGCTCTGGCGAGGCGTTGATCTTGGCGTATCTTGCGGAGGAGGACCGGAAGTGGCTTGAGTGTAAGTTGGATGAGGCGGAGCGTCGGGAGAATGAGCGGTGGTTTGGTTTATTGCCGCGGTAGGCTCAAATGGCTAGAGCCCCGACGATTGAGCAGTGGAACACCACGAGTCCAAGGGGCTGTGACATGGCCAGCCACGTGCCGCTGCTGGATCACAGGAGTGGAGGTTCGAGCCCTCCCCGCGGCTTTTTTGGATGCGGTGGCCGCTTAACTCATTGCAGTGATGGGGATTAGGGACGATGGCTGACAATCGGACGTGCGAGACGTGTCGGTGGTGGAGGGCTGATGAGGCTGAGGTCCTAGAGTCGGGGACTTCGGAGTGTCGCCGATACCCGCCGATTCCTATTTGGCGGACATTTGAGATTGGCGAAGTCACTGAGGACATCATGCCCTACTGGCCAACGACTGACTCATCGGACTTCTGCGGCGAGCATGCACCGAAACCGGAAACCCGCCGCCCGGATGGGTATAAGATGTCGCTTATTCCCGTTTACAAAACTGTCCAGTGAGTGAGATGGAGCGTCTCTTGGAGGTTAAGTGTGCAATTAGCTGAGAAATGGGCTGCCGAGCATTCAGCCATGAAGGAGCGGTTTCGGAAGGAATCCCAAGATCACGTCACTGGGGCCGTTATTTCTATCGGAATCTTCTTTGTGGGGGTGCTGCTGTGGTGGATCATCGGTTCCAGCCTTGAGTCGTCGGCCTATAACCGGCTCACGGGTTCTCACACGACGACCTGGGATGCGATGTTTCTGGAGTTGAGGGTTCAGGAGGGGACGAAGTAATGGGTAAGGTCATTCCCGGATTTACGCGTGAAGAGAACACCGCGGAGGCGAAGCGGATTATTGCCGAGCGGACCCCCGAGTTGGTGGCGTGGTTGGAGTCGGAGGGGCTCTCCGTGGAGGATTGGGGCAACCAGCCTTGGGGGCGGTTGTTGGCGCGGTATTCGGCGGCTGGGCAGAAGGTGGCGGCGCAGATGTGGGTTCGGCAGGCGAAGCTCGATGCGATGCGGATGGGGGTGACGGATCGGCGGGATGTGGCGTCGAAGATCGTGACGCGATTTCTTGAGGCGCGGATGACCAAGAGCGGTGAGACGCTCACGCCGATGTTGCGCCAGCAGATGGAGTTGTCGCATATGCAGCCGCATGTGCGGTGGGTGGTGCAGCACCCGATCTTTCAGTTGCCCAAGGACGCTCGGCCGGGGGTGTGTTCGGAGTGCGGGCGGTTCAATCTTGATCCGGTGCAGCGGGCGTGCGTGAAGCAGTACGAGCGGGTCAATCCGGCTCCCAACGATGCGGCGCTGACGCTCTTTCAGCAGTGCCAGCAGAAGCCGGCGCTGTTGCACAAGCTTTTGGAGGAGTCGGCCAAGAGCATCAAGCAATCGAATGTTTCGGATGGGAAGCTCACCGAGGAGCAGAAGCGGGTCGAGGACTTGAAGGGGGATTTGGCGGCGCTCAAGGCGAGGGCGGAGAAGGTCAATGCCAAGTAGTCAGGAGATTTCGCACATTGAGCTGTGCCATGTGTCGTTTCTGATTGACAAGGCCGGTTGGGGTCATGTTGAGGAATTGGAGACGCGATTGGTGTGCGAGCGGTGCGGTCGTCCGGCGGTGATTCGCGTCGGCGACCGAACGCTGCATCTTTGCAGCGGTCTTGTTGACTCGCTGACGGATTTATTCAATTGCTACAGGGAGCCGGTGGACGGAGACGTGGGGCGGGCGAAATCTTGGTACGGTCTGACTTTTTGCGAGCATCCATGCGGCTCGCCGGATGGACCTGCCGTTTCGCTGTGCTGGCCTGTTACAATGCCGGCCTAGGAGCGGTTGCCACTGGGTGGTTTGTGCGAGATTGGCCGGTTGGCGAAACTTTGCAGTTTGAGCCGGGGACGATTCATCCCCTGGTCGCTGCGGCGCCGTGGTATGGGACGGTCCCTAAAGACCCGCTGGCGCACTTCGAGTATCGGGTCATGCTCGCCGAGCGGGCGGCCGAGGACAAGGCGTTTCAGCAATCTCTTCTGGAAGCGTGTGCTTCCGACCTGCTGTTTTACATCAATGCATTCTGCCTTGCTGTCGGTACGCCCGTGGTGACAGATCGAGGACTTGTCCCGATCGAGTGCGTGACCAGCGATGATCTCGTGTGGGACGGCGAGAACTGGGTGAGCCAAGGCGGTGCGTTGTGCAAGGGTCGTAAGTCTGTTATCTTTGCGTATAAGATTTACCTCACGCACGACCATTTAGTGTGGACGAAACATGGCTGGAAAGACGCAGGTGATCGACTTGACCGGGCTCCAGTTCGACTGCCTGACGGTTATTCGGCGCGAGGGGTTTTACCGCACGACGACACAGGCGGCGTGGCTTTGCCGCTGCGAGTGCGGGAACGAGCGGATTGTGAGCGGAGACAATCTTCGCCGCGGCAAGCAAAAAAGCTGCGGTCGCAAGGGATGCAAGCAAGGCGGAAGAAAGACGCACGGCCGCTCAGGGGAATCAATTTATACGATTTGGATGTCGATGCACGATCGTTGCAGCAATCCCAACAATGCCAGCTATCATCGCTACGGCGGCAGGGAAATCGAAGTCTGTGCGAGGTGGCTGACGTTCGAGAATTTCCTCCAAGATATGGGCGAGCGCCCTCCTGGCTTGACGCTCGAACGGATCGACAACAACTTCGGCTACTACCCGATGAACTGTCGCTGGGCCACGAGAAAAGAGCAAGCCAACAATACGCGCCGCAATGTGATTATCAACGCGACGCTCGGCAGGTTGACGCTGACCGAAGCGGCGGCGATTGCGGGCGTGACCAAGGCGGCAATTCAATACCGCATTCGCATGGGTCTGACGGGCGATCGGTTACTTGCTCCGGGGATTCACGGACGGCGGTTGTCTACGATCTCTTGAATTGCGGACCTAATCGTTGCTTTACCGTCATCGACGGAAATGGTGAACCGCTGTTGGTTCACAACTGCTGGATTTACGAGCCGCGGGATGGGATTACCGATGCGTTAGGCAATCCGGTCTATGGCGCCATCCCCTTCAATACGTGGGAGCATCAAGACCCGCTGATTGCTGGCTTGCAGCATTACTTTGGCCAGCGGCACATTGTCGAGCGCAAGAGTCGCGAGCAGGGCGCGTCGTGGATGGTGCTGGCGGCGTACTGCTGGGCGTGGCTGTTCCGCAAGCATGGCTGCGTGCTGGGGATGGGCAGCGAGACGATGCAGAAGGCGGACGATCCCGCGCGGCATGGGTCGCTGGGGTGGAAGTTCGACTTCCTCTTGAAGAATCTCCCCGGCTGGATGCTCCCCCGGAAGTGGAATCCCGACGTGCATCGCCGCGTCACCGCCCATACCTGGGAGAATCCCGACACGGGGGCGCTGCTGTATGCCGAAAGCGCCACGGAGAATATCGGGCGCTCGGATCGGTACACGTCGTTCTTTCTGGACGAAGCCGGCTTCTTCATGAAGGGCTACGACACGAAGGCGATTGTGAATCTGCTGGCGACGACGAATCAAATTCTGCTGATTTCGTCCAGTAATGATGAGAATACCGAGCACTTTCGCAAACTGGAGAATCCCGGCCCGTGGCTCACGTACACGCTGGACTGGAAAGACAATCCGGTTCATCGGATTGGCAAATACACCGCCAAGAAGGGGAAAGTCCAGCAGCTCGATGACTATGAGTTCCCGCCCGACTACGAGTTTATTTTGGATGGTCGGGTGCGGAGCGTCTGGTACGACCGTAAGTGGCGCGAATCGGGCGACAACGCGAAGTACATGTCGCGCGAATACGACATGGACTTTGGCGGGGCGTCGGGCAAGCCGTTCAACCCCGCGACCATTGAGCGATATAAGGCGCGGTGCGTCGAGCCAATGGTCCGGGGGGATTTACAAGCCAATCCGGCGAATCTCAAGGACTCGTCGTGGCAAACTGTCGATCGGGGGCCGATTTCCCTATGGGTTCCGGTGGTCGATGGGCGTCCGCCGCGGCTGAGATTGGCCGTCGGGTGTGACTTGGGCGGCGGAACGGGGGGTTCCGGCTCAAGCAATTCGACGGCCATCTTCTTTGACCTGTCCACGCGGCGGCAGGTCGCGGAAGTCGTGCGCAACGACATGTATGCGGACCATTTCGCCGAGTACATCTATGCGATCTGCGCGTGGTTCGGGGGGGATTTGACGTGGCCGGTGCTCAATTGGGAGCGGAATGCCCTGCCGGGGTCGATTTTCACGTCCAAGATCGTCGAACTGGGCTACCCGAACCTCTACTATCAGGCCGAAGGGGATGAGTTTCGGCCGTATGCCAAGCCGGGCGTGCTGCCTGGGTATCACAACAGCAATAAGGCCGAGACGATGCGGCCACTGATGATCGCCATGAACGACGATGCGGTGGAAATCCTCAGTTTGCCGCTGATCTTGGAATGCGGCGAGTACATTTTTGTCGATGGGGTGGGCGGGAAGATCGAGCATCCCAAGAGCCGCACGGCGTTTGACGCCTCCGAGGCCGGAGAGAACCACGGCGATCGGGCGGTCGGGGCGGCCATCGCCGTCCGGGCGCTGGATGCCCGTAAGATGGCCGCTCAACAGCAAATTTCCGACTGGGAACGGCTGCATCAGGCCCCCGAGGGGAGTTTGGGAAGCCGGATTTACGCGGCAGGGCGCGAAGAGGCCAATGCCATGTCGTGCGAGTGGTGACTTGACCGATTTAGTCAGGATTGCAATACTCCCGATAGCTTGTGCGTAAGGAGCGGCAAGTTGGGGAAGCCCTGTTCTTGGACTTTCGCCGACTGACACAAGCGGTTCCACAGCATTTCAAGCTGCTCGCGCCGCACCGCAAGAGTCGGGAAACGCTGATCCGCACCATTGCGGGCACGCTCTACCCGAACAACAAGCGCCGCAAGGAGATTATCAATCTCCTTCGTCAAGCGGCCGACGCCGAAGCGATTACGCTGGCGGCTGGCTCGCCGCGGTGCCTCATCACGACGCACGACCCCAAGCTGCGCGGCTTCGCCGAGCATATGAGCCGGGCGATCAACCGCTACGCCGAGCGGGCGCACTTGCAGGAGTCCCTCGAGGAGTTCGCCCGCAACGCCTTTGTCGGCATGGGCGTCATCAAGTGCTTCATGGGCGACTCGCCAGCCGTGATGGTCGAGGCGGATGAATGGCTCGATCCTGGGATGCCGTGTTGTCTGGCCATTTCGCAAGACGACATGGTGTGGGACGCGCAGGCCAAGCGGACGCATGGGTTTGCGTTCGTCGGCGACCGCTACACGGTCCCCTTCGAGAACATCGTCCATGACGTGCGGATTCCGGCGAAGATTCGCACCGCGATCAAAGAGAAGGGTCGGGCCTGTCTCGTGCGCCAAGAGGGCGACTCGAATATGGCGCCGGCGGTCGACGAAGAGGATATTATCGACCGCATCTGGCTGGCGGATATTTTCATTCCGACCGAAGGCAAGACAGTCACTTACCCCATCGACGGAGATTGGGCGCCGCTCTACAGCGAGCCTTTGGCCGAACAGAAGTGGACGGGCGGCGAGAGTGGCCCGTACCACTATCTCAACCTTGGCCCCGTGCCGGATAACTCGTACCCGAGTGCGCCGGGCCTGGGGCTACTGCTGCTGCATCAATTGGTGAACTCCGACTACAACAAGTTGGAGCAGCAAGCCAAGGACATGAAGGAAATCAACCTTGTCCAGAGCGGCAATGAGGACGACGGCAACAAGATCAAGAACGCCAAGAATGGCGAGTTCCCCGTCGTCACGAGCGTTGGCGCGGTCGTGAAGGCGCGCTATGGCGGCCCCGATCAAAACCTGTTCGCATTCACGCTGAATTGCCTCGATCAATTCTCGAAGCAGGCCGGCAACCTCGATAATCAATTGGGAACCGGCCCCTCGGCGGACACGCTCGGACAGGAACAGATGATTTCGGCGAGCGTCGGCAGCGTGCGCGGCTTCTACCAGTTGCGCTTCATCAACGCCGTCCGCGGCATCATGAATGAGATGGCGCGGCTGATCTGGCACGACAAGATCACGGAAATCCCCGGTTCGCTCACGATCCCCGGCACGGCGATCACCGTGCCCGATACGTGGCTGGGGGCAGCCGATGATACGCAGACGGCGCCGGATGGCACGCCGATTCCGCCGCGGCTCGGTGCGTTCGACGACTACGACCTGGATTTCGAGGTCGGCTCGACCAAGCACCAGCCTCCGGAAGTTCGCGCTCAACGCATCCGCCAGACGTTTCAGGAGATTCTGGCCGGCGCGCAAATCTTTGCGATGAGCGGCGCGCAGCCCAATCCTCAGCGGTATCTGGAGATTCTGGCCCGCTACGAGAACATGCCGGAATACCTCGAGCTGCTTTCGTCCAACAACATGCCGCAAGAGATGGGCGGCGGCGAGGGCGCCTCGCAGATCGGCAAGCCCGGCGGCGAGTACGTTCATCGCAGCATTAGCGGCAACCAAGTCGATCAAGGGCAGCAATCGCTGGCGATGATGGCGCCCGCGCCGGAGGCCGCATGAGCCAAGAGCAACGAGAGTTTCAAGAGCGTTTACGCCGCGGGAACCGCGACTGCAAGGAGCACAGCGTCTCAATGGCCGTCGCGCCCGAGCAAGCCGCCGCGTTCAACGAGCACTACCGGCGGCACGGCATCACTGGCGCGCATCACGATCCGCAGACGGGCGTGCTCCACATGGACACATCTAAGACGGCCAAGAAGGTCGAGGACTTGCGCGGATTCATCAACCGAGACGGAGTGAAGTGATGGGACTGGAAGAAACCAACGGGCAGCCTGTCGCGCCCGAAACATCTGACGAGCGCCTCGCGCGCTTCGCAGCCGCAGTCGCCCCCTTGGAGGAACAGCCCAAGGCCGAGGCGCCGGAACAAATCACCCCGCCGGAAACGGCGGATGAACCCCCGGTCGTCGACGAGACGCCCGAAGCACCCGGCGAGGCCGCAGCGGTCGTCGCCGAAGGACCGTCCGACAATATGTTGGCGGTCGCGCGAGCGATTGGCATTCCCGAGGACGTACTAGCGACCGCCGCCAGCGATCGTGACGTGCGACTCGCCATGACGCTTGCCTCGCGCTTCCAGGCCCCCCGCACGGACGTTGAGAATCCGGCCGCCGAGAAGATCGCGCCGGACCCCGACTTCCAGTTTGAGTGGCCTGAGGATGAAGTGCCTCCGACCGATCCGCTACGCCGCGAACTGGAACGGCTCCATGCGTTCTACAAACAACGCGACGCCAAGCGAGAGGAAGAGTTCACGGCGCTCGCCGAGTACACCGTGACAAAGGGCAGGACCGAACAACAGAAAGCCGAACTCGCCAAGCAACAGGAGTTCGACAAACTGTGCGACGGTCTGGGCGTGAAGGAACTCGGCGACTCGAAGAAGCTCACCCCCGGCGTTAGCCCGGAGTGGCATCGGCGAGATCAGGATTATCGTGCGTTCAAAACCATGACCGAACAACACGGCTTCACCGAGGAGCAGGCGATCCAAGCGATTGCCCTGCGTCACGGCAAGACAGCCGCACAACCCTCAATCTCCCAGGTCGTCCGCGAGCAGGCTCAAACCCGACTCGGCGGCGGTTCCTCACGACCAGCGCCCGAGATGCAAAAATCCCGCGCTGAGAAGTGGGCCGAGGACTTGGCGGAAAAAGGGATAGGAGTTTCTTAATATGCCCGCACTCGACGCCATTGGCGACATGCTGACCACCTACGTGGAGGGGTATTTGCCCAACGTGTGGATGGATGCTGACCGCGACTTCAACAATTTCTTCGTCGTTCAGGAACTCTTCAAGAGCCGGATGACGCAAGGCCCCGATGCGCCGACGTTCACCTGGCATTTCAAGGTGGATTCGTCGGACAACACCCTGGCGACGGAACTCTTCGACAACGATTCGGTGAACCGGATCAACCTGTTGGAGAAGGCCACGCAGTATTACGCCGTCCAGAAAACGCACTTCGCCATCGACGTGCGCGAGATGAGCGGCGGCCTGGGCAACTATCAGGTGCTCAACCACCTGGACGCCCAAGCCTCCGACATGCTCGACGGTTTCGCGCGCAAGAACGAAATCTGGTGGTGGACGCTGCCCGTGTACCCGAACACGACGAATCGGAAGCCTTCTGGCGCGCCATACTACGTCGTCAAGAGCACGAGCACCGCGCAACAGGCGTTCGGCTTCAACGGCTCGAATCCCAGTGGCTACAGTTCCGTCGCGGGACTGGACCGCACCGACGCGACGTTCGAGGGCACCAAGAACGGGGCGTTCGTGTACGGCGCCATCAATGACAGCGATGGACTGTCGAAGCTCGACGACGCGATCAACAAGAGCGGCTTCAAGCCGCCCTATCCGTCGAAGGGCGAGCGCGTGCCGGCGCAGCGGTACAAGTTAGCGTCGCACTACACGCCCTGGAAAACCTACCAGGACTTGCTGGGCGGCGTGAACGATAACCGCGGCAGCGACATGGGCAAGTACAAGGCGACCTCGGATGGCAGCGTGTTCTACCGCTCGATTCCCTGGACGTGGGTGGACGCGCTGACCAACAGCGCGAGCGAAGCCTACGACTCGACGGAACCGATCTACGGGTTCGACATGAGCACCTGGGACTTCATGAAGAAGGGTCCGTGGTTCATGAAGAAGTCGGAGATCACGACCGGGAACAGCCACAACCTGCGGGTAACGTGGATGGACTCGATCATCAACTATCGCTGCACGTCCCCACGCTCGAACTTCGTCGGACACAAGGCGACGACCTAGTTTGGCGTGACGTTTTCCTTCAACTAAACCTCCACTTGGAGTTTGTCAAATGGCTGAATATGGTGCAGTAGTTGGGCCGGAGTTTCTCCAGACCCAAACCTCGAAGCAGGGCCTGACTACGAAAATCTGGAATGGCATCGACCGTTCCAGGGGCGTCAACGACCCGTTCCACGGTTTTTTCCACGTTGACCACGGGCAGAGCGGCGTCGGAAATTTCACCTCGACGCAAGCCACGGCCGGCACGGCGCTGTGGATCGCTAGCCCGATTGCTGGCTGGGGGTCGGTCTTGGAGTTGGATTGCAATAGCTCGACCAACACGCAAGGCATCCAGGTCCAGTATCCGGGGCTCGGTGTGTATCCGACCACCGGCATGATCATCGCCTACGAGACGATGCTGATTTTCAAGGACATCGGCACCAACACGGGGCCAGAGTTCTTCGACGGACTGGCGACGCTCGATACAACGCTCATCGCGTCCGGCGCCATCAGCGCGGCGGACTGGATCGGGTTGTATTCGGTTGACGGGACGCCAGCCTTGAAATTCGGCGTGGAGGACGGGACGCAGGACATTTCTGCGAACACCGCCCACACGACGATTGACGGCGATGTGACCGCTGCCTCTTGGTTTCGCTGGGGCTTCCGCTGGGAAGTCGGCACAGACATCAAGGTGTATGTCAACGGCGCCAAGGTCGATACCAGCGACGTTGCCGAGAGCAACGCGCCGGATGGAGCAATCGTGTGTTCCTCAGTGTGCCAGTCCAATGGTACGACGGACCCGATTGTGTTGAGCGCCTACCGGGCGTTCGGCTACACGCGCGCCTAGGATTTTCAACTCTCAGCCGGGCGGCGGGGCTTTCCCCACTCTCACCCGCCGCCCGGCGGGCTTCGGAGACAGACGATGGCTAACGACAACCGCGAAGTTTTAGCGTCGGATCGCAACGTGATGGATCGCTTTGGCGGCGACTGGCGCGACGACGACTTCCGCAAAGAGTATTTCAAGACGCTCGACGTGTGGCATAAATGCCATACCGGCCCGCTCCAGGAGTGGGCGATCTTCCCGTTGGCGGTGAAGTACCAGCGGAAACTGACGCCGGTGGACCCGCCCAAGAAAACACCCGCCCTCGCAAAATAAATGGCCGCAAACACACTGGCAGTCCCGTACTCGGTGCTCGCGGACGAAGGGCAACGCGCCGCCGGGTGGCGTAAAGCCTCCGGTTCGTGGAGTGCGACGCAGGCGGCCGACTTCTCGGCGGCGCTCAAGAGCGGCCAGCGGTGGGCCTACTATCCGCCTGTGCTCCGCAGCGATTCCGGCCGCGGCATGGAAGCGCCACATATCTGGTCGTTCATGACGAGCCAGGTCACGACGCTCTCGCTCTACGCCCCCTACTCGACGGGCACGGTCACGATTGTCGCGGGAGTCGTGACGCTCGCCAGCGGGACGTTTCCCTCCTGGGCGGCCGATGGCGATGTGTGGGTCAACGCGATCCGCTATTCGGTCAACACCCGCGACAGCAACACGCAGGTCACGCTCAACGATACGAGCGTGGCGGCCTCCGCGGGGACCAGCTACACGCTGATCCAGCACTACTACACGCTGCCGACCGACTTCGGCTCGCTGCTGAACGACGGGTTCACGTACCCGCGCGAAAGCACATTGGGTCCGCTGCGACTCAAACGCATCCCCGACAAGGAACTCCGCGAACTCGACCGCGACTTTGGCGCCTCCCTGTATCCATGCGAGTATTCCCTTTCCTACGTCGCCCCCACCACGTCCAACGACGCCCGCCAGCAGGTCCAGTTTTTCCCGCTGACCAGCGAGAACCGCACGGTCGAGTACCGCTACGAAATCGTCCCGGTTACGCTCGACGGATCGACCTACGTGTATCACCACGGCGGCCCGTGGTTTGGCGAACTGCTTATTAAGGCGGTGGTGGCGGAACTGATTAAGAAGGTGAAGGGGGCCGACACGAGTGCCTATCAGGCCGCGAACAACGACCGTCTGGAATGCCTGGCGTCGTGCGTAGGCTACGACCGCCGCACCAGCGCCGTGGAAACCTTGGGCCGACCGCCGGCCGACGACGACTTGCTGGAGGATGTGCTGGCTGACCTCCGCGCGGATATTCCGTATGCCTCGATTTCCGTCAATGTTTGAACGCAGTTGTTTCGGTCAACTTAACAAGGTGTCGCTCTCGGATCAGCGCAGCGGCACGAATAACAGGAGCTAGATCAAAATGCAGGCTTCCAATGCCAATTTCACTTTAGGTGAAGCCCTTCGGAAAAATTTCTCCGTCGTCCCCGACCCAGGCACGGGCAACGTCATTAACCTTGGCGGCAAGCAGTTCGCCATCGGCAAGGGCTGGGGCGCGGGCACGTACATCCTGCCGAATATCGCCGAGGGCGCCGGGTGCGTGTTCTACGCCATTGCGGACGGGGCGCAGATTTTCACGAACGTCGCCGGGACGACGATCGGGACGTTAGCCAGCGGCGAAGCGGCGCAGTTCATCTCGACGACGACTTCGGGGTGGTCGGGCGTGCTGCTGTCGGCGAGCGCGGCGGTGGAGATCAACACGGCGGCTGATTTGCCGATTGACGATCCGGCATCGGATTTTGGACAGGCATTGACGGCGGCCGGAATCGCAAATAATGCCGCTGCTCTGTTTGAAGCGATCTATTCGTCCACGCTGGGAACGACTGGGTGCGTGGATATTCCGCTGTCGTCGTTCCGAGAAGTCGACGCTGATGGCGACGTTGGGAACCTGGCCGCCGTGGGCGGTACCCTGGCCAGCGACTCAACGCCATTCCTGGAAGGCGGCGGCACAACGAACGCTTGGCGAATCGCCTGGGCGACGGGAAATGTGGATCGCATCGCTTCGTCCGTATGCCTCCCGTCAGATTTCAATGGCGCCGCCAATGTCACGGTGCAGTTCATCGTGGCTTCGGCGGGCACTACTAACAGCTTCAATGCGGCCGTTCTGGTGACGAACTGGGATGGCGGGGCGGACGTTGTTGACGCCCTTACTGACACTGCGACCACGACCGTCAAGGTCGCTCCGGGGACCGTCGCGGCGGCCGATGTCCCCAATGCCGCCCTCACCGTTACGGTGTCGCTGACGCCCCCCACGCACGCGACCGACATTTTGTATATGTACGGCTGCCGCATCCTCTACACGAAGATTGTTGATTTGGTGATTACGTAATCACTGTGCGGCCACATGGCCGTCGAGATACAGAGCGAACGCCACTCCGTTGTGGAGTGGCGCTCCCTCGATAAGAAGTGCTATTTCCGTTGATGCTTTTTGTTGGTCATCCATGATCCGCTCCCGAGTAACGTCCTGAAAAAGCTGGAAGTAATGCCCCTGGTCCTCGAACATTTCCCGATCATCGCCATAGATTGCCACGGCGGTTGGGCAGCGGAGATTGGCGGCGCTGCCGTTGAGGAAGTGCGGAATGCGACCACGACGGTCGACGCGCTGGAAAATGTCGACGCCGATCTGGTGGAGATTCGATCGGCATTCTGCGGCGCGGGCCGCTTCCCGAGCGTGCATGACGGCTGGCAGTAAGAGGCCCATCAAGCAAGCGATGATGCAGATAGCAACGAGCAATTCCACGAGCGAGAAAGCGCGACGCATGGCAGAAGCCCTCCAGTTAGGCCGGGCCGCGTGCGGCGTGACCGGCCAGGAAGGCGAAAGCCAATCCCGCCGCACGTCGCTTGGCGTTGCGGTTTCGAACCCGCAACGCTCACCCAGCGATTGAATTATGACCCGCCGGTTTCCTGTGTCAACTAAATTGCAGAACTCCGATGGCCGAGCGCACCAAAGCCCTGACATTTCCTTCCGGGGGCCTAAGTCGCAAGTTTGCCTATCAATCGCAAGCGCCATTTACGACCCCCTCCTGCCAGAATGTGTGGCTAGTTGATCCCACGACAGGCCGCGAGCGTGGTGGACAGCGCCCGCCGCTAGGTACGTCGATCGGAACCATCGGCGCCCCGTACAATTACTGCGAGGCGTCCTATCTCTCCGGCGGCACGCTGCGGCGCGGCATCGCGGTCACGACCGAGAATGGCACGTACATCATCTACTACGCCAGCGGTTCGTGGACGCTGACAGAGATGATTACGATAGCGCCGGGGACCACGTTTTCGTCCTGCGCCGTCTACCTTCAAGGGCTCTATCAGGCGCGGAGTGGCGGCACGACGCTGTACGTGAGCTTGCCGGCGGGTGCTGGCGCTGGCGCAGCACTTGGCTCGCTCCTGACGGCTGGCATTGCCGCGCCCACCAACTGCGGGATCGTCGCCACACATGGCGACCGACTCTATCTCTGCGGGGCGAGTGATTTCCCCTGGACCGTCTACTCGCCGCGCATCGGAACGCCGACCGATTGGGACTATACGCAGACCGACGAATCGGCGGCCGTCGCGTTCACGGTGAAAGAACCGATCACGTCGTTCATCTCGCACACCCGCGACTGCGCGGTCATCGGTCAAACCGATTCGATGCACCTGCTGATCGGCAACATCGCCGCGGGCGGGCAACTCATGCCGCTCAAGGCCCCGGTCGGCCCGCTCATGCAATCGGCCCATTGCCATATCGGCAACGGCACGCTGATGTTCATGACGCGGCAGGGGTTGTTTGCAATGGCGGAAGGGTGCGGGAGCGAGCCGGTGATTGTCTCGCAGAACCAGTTGCCAAACGACCTCAAGGGGATTGATCCTGGGGCTGGCGACTGGTGTAGCCTCGGCTACTGTTCGCGGTGGGATGCGGTGGACATTATCGTCAACAAGGCGAGCGGGACTGACCTGTACTACCGCTATTTCCTCAGCGACGGCGGGAGCTTCTGGCCGATGGCGTTCAGCGGCAAGGTAATGCAGTTGGCAGCCAACATCAAATACAAGAGCAGCGCGACCGTCAGCCCGCTGTTACTCATGACCGACGCCGGACTCGTCTATCAGTACGACACCGCCGGTAGCGAGACGATCGACAGCTACTTGGTCTATGGGCCGATCGCGTTAGGCGGACCCAGCAGCAAGGCGGAAATCACGGAAATCTGCGGTACGCTCGCCGAGGGTTCGGGGGCGGCGACGGCGAGCATCTTCGTGGGCGACAGTCCGCAAGAGGCGTTTGCCGCGCTGTCCGGCACGGCCAGCTACACGTGCGCCAATTGGGCGGCCGGGTTCAACGGAACAGAGAACCCGCGCGTCAATGGCACGGCGGCCTACGTGCGACTGGATGATGTGTCGGGGGCGGCGTGGAGCCCGGAAGAGGTCGTGTTGACGATTAATGGAGACGGAAATCGCAAGAAGGGTTAAGCATGGCTGGCGTTCCCAAACGAGGATGTAGTTCGCCCGACGATCGCATTGACGCGCTCGTATCGGTCGTCAGCAACCTCACCGTGACAGGCGCGACCTACACGGCCGGCTGCGGGATTGATCCGGTTACACTGGCGCTGGGGACGATTACTCCACTGATCGACAACGTGACGATTGTTTGTTCAGGCGGAATCCTCTCGGCGGCCGGCGGCGGCGTCGCGTACACCGCGGGAGATGGCATCGACATTACGGCCGGCGTCATCTCAGCGGTTGCCGACGAAACGACGATGACGACGGCGGGCGGCCTGATCGTCTGCAACTCGCTGGCGTTCAAGACAATCCACGTTACCGATCAGACTGGCAACCCGCAGACTGACTTGGTTGCCGAATCGTTTGGCGACACGCTCAACCTCATCGGCGGCGTTGGGTTTGTGCTGACGACAAGTTCCGGGTCCGACTCGGTGCAGATTGACATTGACCCGGAAACCTTCCTGGGAAACTTAATCGGCGGCGCTGGCATCGCCTTCGACGGCGACACGATCGACGTGGAACTCGAAACCAACAAGGGGCTGGAGTTTGACGTGGCGGGCGCGGCGGGCAAGCTGCGCGTCAAGGAAGGGGCTGGGATTTACTTCGACAGCGGCGCTGTCGCGGTGGAAATCGAAGGGGACAAGGGCCTGGAGTTCGACGTGGCCGGGGCAGCGGGCAAGTTGCGATGCAAGGCGGGAACGTACATCGAACTTTTCTCGGCAGGAATTTCGGTGGACCTGACGCAAGTGAGCGGCTACGAAGCCGGGCAGGAGCAATGGCTCAAAAATGACTTTGGAGTATTTAAATGGGTGACGCAAGCGGAGTGCTAGATGAGTATTTGGGTCAACGCCGCCGGCAAGCCAATCGTTGACGCCACGGGCGCCATCATCAACTGCGATACCTGCCCCTGCGATACGCCAATTGCCACTTGTACGGAAGCTAATTTAGTCTTTGCAGGAGTTGACCACATCGAACTCACCGGACCATTTTGGACAGCGTTCGGCGGAATTTGCACGCCGCCTGACAACTGCGCCACGGCGTTCATTGGAACATTCAACCTGTCCCCATCACTCTCCGACCCGCTCGTCTCAGTTGGTAATTTTTGCATAAGTGGACCGCAGTTTGCTATCGTGTCAAATCGCTACTACTACATTCCTCCGTCACCGCCGGTAACGTGCGGATTAGCGACTTGCGACGGATTAGGATTCCTGGTCGGCTGCGAGTCATCGGGCGGTATATTGCACTTCAAGGCGTTAGCGCGAGTTGGCGGTTTTTGCTATACGTGGTACACGTCGATCGCGCTTCCGACAACGCTCAATGCCATGCTGAATCCAATACTCGCCGCGGTCATTAATGTTGGTTATTGCACCCCCGTAGCATCTCTAGGGGCTGTCTTAGTTCAGTAGTCGTGGTCGATTGCATCTTCCCATCGCTGACAAAAGGAACCCAATGCACGCACTGCGGATACGCGCTCCCAAGGGATTATGAACGTCCACTACATCGAAATTGCCAAGTGGGATCAACCTACATCATCGACCGCACGCCGGAAGGCAAGGTCATTTGGGGCTGCCGCGCGTGCGACTGGACGACGATTACGGAGACCGATGAACCACTCGGACACGTCTGCGGAACATCACACGTCACACGCCTCGGCGATCGTGTCGAGTCCGCCCTTACTGCCGTGGGCGTTACCAAAGAGCGATGGCAGGGAGTGCGCGCGGCAGTGGGACTTCCTCCTGGCTGCAATTGCAATGCCCGCAAACAGTGGATCAATAAGCTCGACGAACGATTAGAATTGGGCGAGAAGCTCGACCGTTTCAAAGCCGCTTTAGGCTGGAGTTGACCATGACAGCAACCGAATACCGCGAGCAGATGCGTCGGGAACTCGCCAAACTGGCGCGGGTGGGCCAAGCTCGCAGCGGACCCTTCCCCGAGAAGTGGGGCGCGCTCGGCGACCGCAGTATACCGCTGGCCGAACAGATGGGCGGATTGAACATCCAGAACGGCGTCACGCCCGACGACAAACTCCTAGACAAGTTCATCGCCATGCGCGGCGGAATGGGCGCAGCGAGTGCGCCAGTCGCGCGTCGCCCGGCCGGTCCCGGTGAAATGCGGCGTGGCGGCGTGGCGAGCAACGATCCCAACACGCTCAACCGCAGCGACCTCGGCGTGAAGAAGCCCGAGCCGACCAAGCTCGAAAAACTGCTCATGGAAGTGCAGGCGAAGATCGACAAGGCGAACGCGGCGAATGACAAACACGACCAAGAGATTCGCGGCGTCCTCGGCACGCCAGGCACGAACGAAGGTTTGTACGGCCGCACGATGGGCGAGATCGACAACTACGGCAAGGCGTCCAAGCTGGACCTCGAACAACGCGCCAAGGAAGCGATGGGAGCCGTTCAGGCGAGTCTGTCGGCGCGCGGCCTGGGGTCATCGACGATCACTGACGCCTTCCGTCAGCGGAACGCCAGCGACCTCGCCCGTGAGCAGCAGCGGCTTTCCGAGATGGTGAGCGACCGCCGCATCAACAACGACCAAAGCCTCAGCGGAAACTTCGCCGGGTTCGTCGAGCGGCAGAACGACGTGGCGCCGGACATCCTGCCGTATCTCCAGATGGCGATGCAGTACGGAGCGAGCGGCGACGGGCAGGGAACGGTTGGAACAATGACTCCGCAGGGTGGGCAGTTCGACCAGCAAGGCACGGGGTACGAGCCGTTGTATGGATTGCCGCAGTACGGGGCGCAGGGCCGTGGTCCGATGTGGCTCAACGGCAATCCGCTCCAGCAAGCGCAAGCGATGTACGGCGGTGGCGGTGGTTCTGACTATCAGCCGCCAGCCTACTACGATCAAGGATACGACGCGCCGCCCGATCCAATGGCCGTTGATCCCGTCCAAGCACGCTTGGCGCGAGAAGCCGCGGCGAAGCAAGCTCGGATTCAGCAGCGGATCGACGCTGGCTATCGTCCCGGAGACGCCAATCGGGCAGTGGCAGATCGAATTCGTGCCCGTGGTTTCATTGGTCCCTACGAAGATTAGGAGTCACCCATGCAATACGCCGACTACTACAACGGTCGCAATCCCAGCACGCTCCTTGGCCCCCAAGGTCCAGGCTACGCCTTGCCGCCGTGGCAAGCGACCAGCATCGGCCAGTTCCCGTCCAATAAGACGATCGGCTACGGCAACTTCACCAACAGCGGCAACGGCTCCGCTCCAGCGCCGCAGTACGGACAGATTCCGCCGATGCGCACCAGCAGTCGCGGCGGGCCGTTCCCCAATCAACCGGGCGGCGGCTACTACGGACAGCCCCCGTGGTGGCTACGGGGACGACTCAAGAACATGCCCGAGCAACCGTTCCAACAACGGCAGACAAACACGGGCGGGATTCC